AACCGTCATGTCGGACCTGTTTAGCTTGGCGTCCATGTTCATGTTCCAAATCGGTTCAAGGTTTTTAAACATTGAATTCACGGAAAAACAAAAGGAATTCATCATGCATCCAGTCACACAAAACTTCATTGTGTATTCTATGTTCTTTGTTGCAACACAAAATTACAAGATTGCATTTTTCCTGTGGGCGCTCTACTTTTCATTTTCAAAGATCCTATTGAATGAAAATCACCGCTTCAATCTTCTCCCACGGTCATCTCTTCCCGGACTTGGGGATGTAAATCCTACCGACTTGTACTACGAGAACCTACAACTTATCCCGCGCTAAATTATAGTCTCTTGGCGGCTTCCGGAGAGCCCCAGTACTTTTTGTCCGAGTCAGTGTGTGTGCGTCCTAGAACATCCGCGCAGAAGAGGATGATGGAAATCACTGCCATGAGTCCGCCAATGGTGTAGATGACAGGTCGCATGCCCGGGAAGACATCTTGGACCGCCATGATACCTAGCATCACGAAAGCAATAATTACAATCAATTGCAGTGTCACCTTGATGAGCGCCGTCGACAACTTTGTTTTTCTGTCAAACAGGCGCTGCGCGTTGCGAGCATCCGTGACTGATTTGTTCAGCATGTATTGATTGTTCTCAAAGTAATTTCGCTCTTTACCACTGTTGTAGTTCAATTCGCTGTACAGACGAATATTTTTAAGAATCATGGAAATGTCGATGGTGTTTTTGTAAAAATTGCGCACTTCTTCCATAATTAGCAGGGTCACCAGCTTCTCATATTCGTTTATTGATGCACTCGTGACGGCCGCTATTGCGGCAATAGCCGGGGTATTCAAAAACCCTTCATGCACCGGGTCGACGCGGCGCACAACAGCAAACATAATGATGGCAAGAACAAGAATCAATGCCGCCATACCTCCGGCCACTTTCATGCGCATGCCAAAATCAAACGGCAGCGCGAATACGACGATTATTGAAACTGCGAATATTATTGAAAACACAAGCGTCACAATTTTTAGTTTTTTAGCGTACTCCGAGTTTGCTTTCTCCGACGCGACACGTGCAATTTCGTTTGTCAAAAAGCGTTTCTTTTCACTGATGTCAGTGTGTAAGAAAGCTAGACGATTAGTGTTGCTCGTGTACTCTTTGATGTTTGTAAGCATTGCGCTCGTAACGCTGTCATTTGCTGTGCTGTTCCCCTTGGAATTAATGCGACTCTGTTCGTATGAAATATTCAAGTATTGCAGCTTGTTGTAGAAGTAAAACGCAATCTTTGCGGCGAAGGCGGCATCTGGACTGCTTGCATCGGCGGTGTTATTTTTCTTAGCAACGAAGATTGACATGAAAAAGTGGTAATGAGCCACCAGGTAGGTTGCCAAAATCATTCTTCTCAAGACGAATATGTCTTGTGTTTTCGGGTCAAGGGTGCGAATAAAGTTAATGATAGAGGAGCTGGTCGTAAAATTGGTCTTGTCTGATGAAATCTCAGTTGGTGTATAGTCACTCGGCTCGTTTAGTACCTTTGCACGCTTGGTACCTGTTGTGGTAAGAGCCATGTCGTAGACCCGGAAGTAACCGATGTTCGGGAGAATACCCATATCCCCGTTTTCATCGGTCGTGTTCGTCAAATTGTGATATGTATCGTCATCGAGCAATTGATAGGCAATTTTTAACTCGCGAAGTTGCGCCGCAAGCTCGGTAAACCCAGCCCTTATTAACAACTCGTGACAGTTGACATCAGATGTTATGGTTTGTTCGTCCGTTTCATTTGAAATATTTGTGGTGCTCGACGGTGTGAGTGCGGTATACGTCAACATCTTTCCAACAGGAGCATTTGCAGGAATTCCTGAATTCCAGTGAATTCCGGATGCTACGCTCACGTTAAAGGCAGGCAACGGATTTGCTGCAGCTGCGGCAGGCGCATAAGATTTGCGGAATGCATCACGGTCGAGAACATTAATGAACAAGCCGTCACTAGCGCTGGTGTTTGTAGGAACCGTGGAGGTTGACATGCTCAAAAGAATTGCTAGACTTGCGGGCATGTCAGTCGCAGTTTGCTCTCCTTGGACGTGCGCAACAAACATCTGCTTTGTTGTCGTCAACAAGTCCAATCGAACGGCTCCCTCGTCCACCGTGATCTTTGCACCATCATTATACGTTGCCATGGGGTGTTACTCTAATCACGACATGGAAAAAAAGAGGGAGCTGTCCACACATTTATACGCAACACCTATAGTAAAAGTAAATACCAGAGTTTTCGTTGGTTCGCGTAATTCGCACCACATCCCCGTGCTTCAACCCCAGCCAACGTGCCATGATGTCTACCTTGGAGATGACGGGCAGTTGGCTCTTTGTTCGAATTTGGTAGTCTTGCATGATTTGTTTCGTGTCCGCAACAGACATTTTCTCATGCTTGGGAACGAGAACATGATTGGCGGGGTTGTACTGAAGTTCTGACAGGGTGAAATATTGCATCGAAGCGCCGAGAGTTTGAAATTCGCGGTCGCGGTCAGCCAGCATTTGAAGCACCGGCGATGCGGGAATGTCGCCAAACACGAGAATGAACGTATGCGCTCCGTGTGTCTCGATGAACTCTGGGGCATTCTTGATGTGCGCCATGACCGATTTTTTGTCCTTCGACGTCATGAGTTCTTTGGTGAGGGCGAAGAAAACGACAGTCTTGTCCGTCTCGTATTTTTTGTTCGTCGTTCGCAACTCATTGAGCTCATCCTCATCGTCGACATCTTCCGGGAAACTAGCCAGGTCATCGCCGCGTGCCACCAGCATTTGGCGTAGATGCCGAATTGCGCGGCTGACTTGGAGGTCCATGTTTACTGTATGTATGATACCTATCTATTTATGCTTAGGTCCTTTTTTTAAGAGTTGTGCTTGTGCCCGGTTTTTGAGTGTATGCATTCGCTTTTGCAACGATGTCCCTTGTCGTCCAATGATATTTGGTTAAGCGTAAAAACATTCCCGTCAGCCAATCCAGTAAAACGTTGTTGAACTTGCGGCGGATATCTAAAAAGAGCACGACTCTTGCTTCGTTTGAATCGTTTGCAGCGGCATGCAGGTAGGTATCATCGAAAATGACATCGTGACCAGCACGCCAGTCATAATTTGAAAATTCCCCCGGGTTTGTCATCACGGTCAAGCGGCATCTTGGGGGCACAAGGAGTCCCAAATGATATCGCAAAACGCCTCTAAACACGCCTTGATGCGGCGGTATGATTTTTCCCGGTTCTAGCACACTAAACATCGCAAGACTGCATTCTGGGACGACCTCCAACAGCTGCATGGTTTTGGGAAAGTACCGCGTAAGTGTTGTGTCCTTGTTGTACATTCTCAAAATACCGACGCGCCACTTGGCGTCGGTTTGGTGATTTGAATACATCATTTGCTCTTTGCTAACATCGCCGAATGTAGGAAGACCATTTTTATTTGTGTAATGCAGATACTCGTCACGTATGACTTCATAATTTTCACGAAGGGTCGTACACCATTCCTGATTGGTGGGATGAAACGCTCCGTTCACATCGAACATGGAATATAGCTTGTCAAAAAGATACAAAAGTAGGTAACCACTCATTTGCGCTTTTCATTAATAGTGAAAAAACATTGTCGGTAACCACTGCACTTAAGGCAAAAAGACAAATAATATTTCAATTTCCTAATGATTCTCACAAACATACGACGTCTTTTCGGGAACGAGGACAAACTTCATCTGCACAAGTCCCTTGGCGTTGCATCGCTTCTGCATTTTGGGTATCGCACATACATGTTTGTCTCGAGCGGAAGCATGGGGTTTTCAGGAGATGCAACAACCGTTGCCTGCATAATGTTGCATATGGCTTTATCGGGTACCTCTCTCATTTTCCATCTTCCCAATAATCGCATTCGAAAGGCGCCAATGATATGGCCCGAGTTTCGGGTTCACAGCATTTTGTTTGCGTATCGAAGCTTGATTTGCATGCTACTCTATTGGGCAAATATACGCATTTTCCCGCATACGCTTACGGATCATACATACTGGTTGAGGTGTGCGACACTTATTGGCACACTTGTAGCGGCGGATTATGCAACTACGCATTTTAAGGCGCTTGAACGAGGTGACGCGGGAACGACAATGCGTAGCATGCCCTTTCCCGAATCGGTAACACAAAAACAACGCGACATGATAAATATGTATTACTCGGTGTGTCAGGTATTTGCAACACTAAATATGATTGCTTCCCCAGGTATGGAGCGTCCCTTTGGAATTATGTTTCCCATTCAAATCGCCGCATTTCTCATGACATTGGTGAGAAAGAGCGTTATTTCGGCAGGGGAATGGCACATTGGATACGCATCGGCGCTTGGCATAAACTTCGTGCATGCTATTTTTGAATCGCCTGAGCACCATCATCAAACCATTCCCGCGCCATTATATCTCGCCACAATCGTGAGCTTTTGCACCCTTCGCTTTCGATGCCGTGTAAATAAATATGCACTTTGGTGTGCAATTTGCATCTTCTTTAATTATAGCAATAGAAATGGCAACTTTTAAATTATCAACCGCACGAAATGACCTCGGTGCATTGGTTGGACAAGTCGCTCATTTTTCGATGAGCGGCGCGCCAACAGGATGGTTGAAATGTAACGGTGCTGTTATAAGTCGCACAACATACTCAGCCCTTTTTGCAGTTATAGGCACAACCCATGGTGCTGGCGACGGTTCTACAACGTTTGCTCTGCCGGATTTGCGCGGGGAGTTTATACGTGGATGGGACGACGGACGTACCGTTGATAATGGACGGTCATTTGGGAGTTTTCAAGGGGACGATTACAAATCTCATAACCATACACTTAAAACCCAAACTGGTGTAACCTATGGCAGATTTCGCGAAGGCGCTAATGGTGGCATATACATGGTACCTTATTCTGGAGATGGCGCTGCCGGGAGATCGGACGTAAATCTTCAAGGCGGTACTGAAACTCGCCCACGTAATCGTGCACTTTTAGCATGTATAAAATATTAGTGTTTTCTAGAGAGCGATGGCGTCATATAAATTATCAACTCTAGGAAGTCTCGTTGGACAAGTCGCTCATTTTTCGATGAGCGGCGCGCCAACAGGATGGTTGAAGTGCAACGGCGCTGCAATAAGTCGTACGACATACTCGGCCCTTTTTGCAGTTGTAGGCACAACCCATGGTGCGGGCGACGGTTCTACAACGTTTGCGTTGCCAGACTTGCGCGGCGAGTTCATACGCGGGTGGGACGATGGACGTACCGTTGATAATGGTCGGACATTTGGAAGTTTTCAAGCGGATGCTTTTAAGGCCCACAACCACACATATTTGATATTTGACGCTCAATTTTCAGGACAAAATAACGGTCAACCTCCATCTGGCGCATTAAATCCTGTTTTTAATAGGACAACTGGTGATGCAGGTGGCACAGAAACCCGTCCACGAAATAGAGCTCTTCTTGCGTGCATTAAGTTTTGAAAAAACTAGTGGGTAAATATAGAGTAACTAATGTTTGTGTACCATTGGAATCCCGACACTAAAGTATACGTTGGATCAAGCGAGGCTGACGAGAGCCCACTCGAACCGGGAGTGTATCTTGTTCCCGCGTTTGCAACGCTTACGGTTGCCCCACAAACAGTTGCGAATAAGCATTTTCTCATGTGGGACGAAACAACAAAGTCATGGAAAGAAGCGCCCATTCCTGAGCCCGAGGCCGCGGAGCCGGAGGAAGTTCGCCCGCCGCAAGACCCAATGGACCTTTTGCGTGCAGAGCGCAACTCACGCCTAATGCAATGCGACTGGGTAGTAATCAAGGCATACTCGTTGGGCGTACCGGTCACTCCGGAATGGGCTGCTTACATGCAGGCCCTGCGCGACCTTCCCGCCATTTCAACACCAACATTGAGTGAGAATGGTATGTTGAACTTGGATTCCGTGGCATGGCCAGTTAAACCATCTGATTTTTGATAATTTTTATAACTTAGTAATTTTATAACTATGTACACTCTCTCAGCTATAGGGGATCGAACATCGCTTTTTCAAATGGCGAACGGAAACGTTGGTATTGGAACAGCAAATCCACAAGCCACCCTTCATGTGCACGGCAATATACAGTCGCCAACGCTCGTTGGACAAGTTGTCCATTTTGCAATGAGTGCAGCTCCCACAGGATGGCTAAAATGCAATGGCGCCGCTGTAAGCCGCACTACATATGCAGCCCTATATGCAGCTATTGGGACAGCGTTTGGTTCTGGTGATGGTTCCACGACGTTTGCAGTTCCTGATTTGCGTGGGCGTTTTTTGAGAGGTTTAGATGATGGTGCGGGGAGAGACTCTGGGCGTGCTTTGAATAGTACTGAGCAATTGGATGCATTTCAAGGTCATTTTCATTCAGTCGGTGCCGTTAGGTTAGTGTCTGGATATTTCGACCAACATTATGCACAAGGAACGGCTCAATATGTTAAATCGGTCGATACCGGCGCTGCAATTAACGATGGTGTAAATGGTGCGCCGCGCACAGCTGTTGAAACAAGGCCGCGTAATATTGCTTTGTTGGCTTGCATAAAATTTTAAAAATAAAAGGTAATTAACTAAGTCTCGGTCTCATGACTTCCTACTCAATATCTAGCATGGGGCCGAAACTTGCCGCACTGGCGGTTTCGGGAGCAAATGTGGGGATTGGTACAGCAAATCCTCGTGCAACGCTTCATGTGCATGGCGACATTCAATGTCCTGCACTTGTGAGCCAAGTTGCTTACTTTGCATCGAGTTCAGCGCCAACAGGCTGGCTCAAATGCAACGGTGCCGCTGTAAGCCGCACGACGTATGCGGCCCTTTTCGTGGCAATTGGCACAACATTTGGCGGGGGTAATGGATCCACCACATTCACGCTTCCCGACTTGCGTGGCGAGTTTATACGAGGCTGGGACGATGCGCGCACAGTTGATAACGGGCGCACATTCGGCAGTTTCCAAGTTGATGCATTTCAAGGGCATAGACATTCCGTAAATTCAAGCTCGGATTTCTGGAGAAATGCTCCTGGTTTTAGCTACTTTCCTCCGGGAAGCTCATGGTGGGCAAATCCGTATGGTTCTATAACAGTGAACGAACCGACTGATTATGGATACGGCGCCCCACGTTATACGAATGAAACGCGACCAAGAAATTTGGCACTTCTTGCATGCATCAAATATTAAAGCACTTCGTAATCGAGAAAGAGCTCATCGCCCTTGCGAATATCCTTTGCGGCATAGAGAAACGGCAAGGCACTGTGCCATAGAATGGTGCAATTATTTTTGAAATGAGAATGATAATTCGAGTTAATGTACTTCACTATGTTGGTTTCAGCGTCGTCATAGCATTGGAAAGACGCCGAGTCATGACCAGGAATCATAAAACTGTACCGCTCTTGCTCAATAGATTGGCCGCGAGACAAGACGTAGGTGCCGCCACACAAAAGGATGGGTGTGTTCTTGGCGAAGTTTTTGAGAGCAAACACACCGTTCCCAGCGTTGGGAATGGTGGACGGGGCAACGGCCAAGTAGCGCGGCAAATTTTCGCGCGCACTTTTGCTCGATGCCTCACCCATCTCGATTGCTCTCAAAAACGCCGCCTTCTTACGATAGCGCGACTTAGTGGATGCGGCGCGGTTTTTAAGCGCCTTAATTATGTCCATGTCCATAACTATAAGGCTGTTCAGAGAAAAACCTGCAACCATACCGGTGGCAAACACATAAAAAATGACAACACTCTATAGCAAAACACTCACACAAACTACCAACTAAAGAAAACATAACAAAAACACAAATGTCTTCCACTGTGGCTGCGATTGAGAAGGAGTACAAGGTCGCTGAGCGTGAGGCTAAGAAGGGCGTCACGGCAGTCAAGAGTGAGTGGATGAAGAAAATTAACAAAGTGTCCAAGCGATACGAAAAGACAAAGAGTGCTGAGGATGAGGCGGAGCTTCATGAGCTGGTCACAAATGGTGATAAGGCGGTTAAGCAAGCCGAAAAGGATTCTAAGAAGACTCTAACTCAAACGAGGAACGTAATGCGCAAGCGTTTGGTGCGCGCCCTTCAGGATGCCCGCAAGTTTTAGGGGAGAAAACAAAAAACAACGCATCATTTTGCATTTATGTTTTTTGCACTGAATTGAGTGCCTTCCTTTCCGCACTGAGTATCATTATCCCTGCATACAGATGCAAAGCTATACTCGATATCTCCCGTCACTAGGTCGATTTTGCCAAACTTTCCGCAATGACCAAAAATAGTAGCATTCTTATCGAACCCCCAAAATTTTGGGTTTGGTCGTAAATATACGCAATCTTTACAAAGGCGAGGTGCCGCTGATTTTAGGATCTGCATTTTAACTTTCACTAGTCTTCTTTTTAAGTGCCAATGCCAAAATAAAAAATATGAATCGCGCCACATCACTCGACATCCGAGTCTGCATCGTCCTCTTGCTTGAATCGCAGTTTCCGCCACCCTGGATGAGCACCAGCAGGATACGCCCCATATTCTTTTTCGAAATACGCCTTGATTTGCGACTTCTCCGGCACGCGCTTTCCTTTTGTGACATTGTTGTGCGCCCACGACTTGAACTCGGCATAAATAGTATTGAGTTGAATTCGCGATTGCGCGTCGTCCACCGGCTCGATGAGGTCGTCCACAAACTGTCCCAGGACATCGTTGTTTTTCTTGTAACTCTCTGTTGCAATCCGCACCTCCATCGGCTCCTTAATATTCCGCGGGTCCGTCTTTTTGTGGTGGTCTATGAGCATACTAATAAAGGCATCCGACCATCGCTCAAACTTGTCGGCGAGCTCGGGGTCAATGGGAAATTCGTTCGACTTGGTCGGGTCAGGGTTGTCACAGAACTTAGACTTGAACTCAATCACGCGAATGCGGCGCCAAGTGCCACCGTCATCGCCCGGCACCTCGGGCAGCTCATTGCATGTCATAATCATCTTGAATTGCGGGCGAAACTCAACCGGTTCCTTGAAAAGGGCGCGACACTGAATAATATCACCGCCCGACAACTCCTTCATGAGACCTATGTTGAGTTTCTCACTCTCTCCGGGTTCCTGCATGACGGCCAGCCGCCGCCCCTTGGTTCGCTCCAACTCGGATTGTGCCGAATTTGATGCAACCCGCTTTTGTGTGAGAAGTGCAATGGGAAGAATGCAATAGTAATCACCCACTGCCTTTTGAACTAGTTCCAAGATTTTCGATTTTGAGTTCGATCCATTACCCGTGAACACATAGAACTTTTCTTGACGAATGCCGCCATCAATAAGAAGAATCAATAGGTCTTTAAAATACTTGCACACATTTGGGTTTGTGAACACCTGACGGAAGTACAGGTCTATTTCTTTGGCCTCGGCGCTTTCCGGTTCGTGCGGATGGTAGTGTCTTCCTGTGCTGAAAGAAATATAGTCATCGGGAGAGCCGCCGCGGAACTCGTGCATCCGGAGGTCATAAACGCCATTCTCAAAGCCGAGCAGGTGCACATGGCTATCAAGAATTTGTTCGAAGTGCTCGTCTGAGAAGAGACATTTGCACTCCTTCATGACGCTGTCCTTGTACCCCGACTTTTTGAGCGCCCATGCAATTGCCATCAACTGCTGATGACGCTTCATGCATAGGTCCTTCGCTTGGTCACCTTGTGCGACATTCGCCTGAGCCGACCAATGGTTTGCGCGCTTCATGTACTCGCAACACACGCGATTGCTAAGCTCGATGCGCAGCTTGAGGCCCTCGCGCGACCGCACCCACCTGTGCTTCTGCTTGACAAAGACATACCATGTGTCGTTGCTCGTGAACCGAAACTCGTCTTTAAAAAGAGAGTACACGACGCGCGCCACATCGTAATGCGCCTGGTCGTTGGTGCACTTGTCAATGAGGCTGATAACATTGCTCTCGAGAATGTCATTGTAGCGCTGCTCGTGGTCGAGGCGCGCCCACCACCGCAGTGTGCCCATGCCGAGTGTGTCGATGCGCATGGTATCCCACAACTTCTCGCACTGTCCACTGATGTATTTGCTACTGACTTTGCTGAACTCCACCCACGCGTCGATTAACCGGTAGTCAATGTTGCGCAGCGTCCAACCGAGCTTGACCCAATCCTCGTACGACTCTGCACGGTGCGCGGAAAGGCACTCCACAACCAGCTGGCGAGCCAAATGAAGCTCGTCGTCGCTTGTGTAATTTTTGGTGTGGTTGATGCTCTTGCCGAAGATTTGCTGATGCAACTTTGTCTTGCGTCGGTCGTCCATGGTGGGCAGCACACACCGGATGTATTCCTCGATTTCAATGCGCTTGTCCTCGAGAATCGGCGTCAATGTATTTTTATTCCGCATGCTAAAGAGTTCAACAAAGTTCAGCTCATCTTCGGCTGCAAACTGCTGCGGCGTGATGTCAATCACGGTCCCGGGGCCATCCTCCTCGTTGTTTGCTGGTGCGGCGGCGGCTTCGGCTTCGGCTTCGCCTGCGGCCGGCTCCCCAGGCTCGAATGTAAAGACTCGCGACACACGGTATGGCTCGCATTCGGGCTTAGTTGACCCATACATTTGCCAAGCATTGCGGTCAATGATGGCAACATCAACAACATCGTCGTACAAGTTTACGAGTGGCAACCCTGTAAAAATCTTTTTGGCATTGTCGAGCACCTTCTTGCGCACCCAATGCTGGAATTGCGGCGTCGTCACGAGGTGCGGCCACACGATGTGAATGCCGTCCTTCATTTTGCCACGATACTCGGTTGGCTTTGTCTTCTCCATCACATATGCAATGAAGTTCTCCGGCGGCGCATCGAGATACTCATGAAGAATTTGAAAATATGCCTTTGCAATGCGAAACACATGGTCTGTCGTGTAAACGCGCTTGCGATCCGTGACCTCCGAAGGAAGCACGAAGCGAAAATCGAGGTCCGCGCGCATGGCACTCGGGTTCGTCGGCTTTTCGGTCAAATGTAGTGGCAAGCTGCCAACCATGGCCCGCTTGTATGCTGTAAAAAATGCTGGTAGCTGTTCATCTTTGATGTTCAAGCTGATGCGTGGATTTCCTATGCTAGTATGTGTATAACCTTGCCCTTTCTCAGACCGGAACCGACAGATAAACTTCTGAAAGTCTTCCATCGCGTGTGTTCCTTGGTCGGCTTGGGTCGGGCCGGGTCCTCCTGAAATACTGTGGCGGCTTTTTTTTAAACCTTGAGTAAACGCATCCTTTTTTAGCAGTCCTTACTGGGTATGGTGCGATATTTGCAAAAATACCCCTCAAAATGGCGCTCACAGTAAGCCCGGCTATTTGGGGCTAGACCCCACCGAGACCCACCAAAAAAAGACTAGTAATGAGTAGAGTAAAGCTTGGGGGAATGGACAAAGACAAACAGTTGTGTTCGCCAGCGGGAGAGGACAACTACGATAAGTATAAGTCGTGCTTGAGCCCGGATGCGCTTAAGCATTTAGTGCATTTGTGGAATGGAAAACATAAGACTAGTAAAATTCCAAGCGGAATCGTGGATCCCGCAAAGCAGTTAAGTGAGCTGCGCAAGCGCGCTCGTGAACAGTTCAAAGACGAGAAGAAGCCAGTTGACATTGCCATTGCCGACCATTTGGATGCTACCGCATCGCAAGTGGTTGCAAAGAATTTTCGGCCAAATAAGCCGGCCAGCTGGAAATCGAAGCCAAAGGAGTGGCTGACCAATTTTGACATTGACGTGGTCATGGCTCAATACAACTCTTTAACGGAATTTAAGTACCGTTTCTTGGGCGTGTTCCCCGTGGATTTTGCAGAGCCGCTAGCCGAACTTGGCGGAAAATGCTACATTCCAGAGATGTGCGCGTTGCGCCTCACAGAACTCATCGATTCTGGAAAACAATTCACGGGTTTCATCATTAATCTGGACAAGCATAACGAGTCGGGGTCGCACTGGACATCTATATTTGCCGTTTTGGACCCCAAATTGCCCTCGTACGGGGCGTATTATTACGATAGCATTGGCCGACAATGGCCACCCGAGATAGAGCGATACCTCTTGACTTGGCAGACCCAAATGAAGGCGGTCTATCCTGCAAAAGATTTCAAGCTCGATTGGTCGCGCGCCGCCCATCAACATGCCAACACAGAGTGCGGCATGTTTAGCATGATGTTCCAGATATTATGGATTGAACGATTGCGCTTCGACGACAAGCGTGCCAACAAGAAGGCTAAAAAGGAGGAGCTTGAGTTGAGTAAACTTATCAAAAGTCGCAAAGACATGTCACCTGCCTCCAAGCGTCTCTTAATGGACAAAAAACAGGTAACATTCGACATGATAGTGAACTTGCCTTTGAAGGATATGAATGTGCACACGATGCGAAATGTGTTGTACAAAGGGCAAGGGGGCGGCGGCGCAAAGGTACCTAAGGCACGAAAAACAACGTAAATCACGGACCTGGTCATAATGCCGCCAAACTTGACGACTGAACATGTAAACATGTTGTCAGGTGGGCTACAGAAGTATTTCACAGAAAAACAAAATATAGACATCTATGCTGTAGTTGGCACAAGCACATTTCAGCGAACAATTGCAAATGCTGTTAAAAAGGCATTGCAATCGGCGCCCCCTAGTGCATCTGTTGAAACGGTTCTTCGAGCCGCCATGCAAGATGCGCGTGGCATTTTATTAAATATGTGCCAGGCAGCGCCGCCGCCAAGTCCTACTCCCACTCCCACTCCCACTCCCGCTTTACCACAAGAAACGGACCCACAACAAGATTTCATGAGCAGATTAGCCCACCTTGAAACCCAGCGGCGTGCCGAATCCTCTGTCGTTTCGAGCCCCCCAGTATCCGAAAATCAAAATCAAAATCAAATCATTCCCGCTTATACCCCGCCACCATTACATTCAATGCCTCCCATAGTAGTTCCCCTCCCCGATAAAAGGGGCAGAATATTTCCAATCACGAGTGCCTCACGAGAATGGTCTTACCAGCCGGACCGTGCTTGTTTTGTTTGGCCAGGGCCGTTGCCTCCAAGGTCAAAGCAAGAGGATGCGTCGCATATTGCACTTGCCGCCATACAAACGCCCGCATTTGTACAAGGACTCACGCCATTTGTTACGGTCCGCGTAACGGGCGTCGGCGATGCGAGTGCTTCTTGTGTGTTTTTGCCACAATCTGGTAGTGGCGGCGGCGGTGGGAAATGGACGACGTGGTATCCATGTAGCCCTGCAACGCGCTTTATACGACATATTCCTACTCCATGGACTGTGGAGTTGTTGGATTCTTTTGGGGAACGCGTCGAGTTGGGGGCAGATGATACAACATGTAGGCTTGATGAGTCGATGACTCATGTAACACCGTCTCGCACTCAAAATCATACATACGGTGACATTCTTCGAATAGGTACTATTGGACGGGCTCGAGTGGGACAAGCACCGCCTTATATTGTGAAAATTCTTCAAAAACAAAAATTAGGCATGAGTGGCGATTTGCCCGTGTTGAATGAAATGATGCAATGGTGCGTATTTTTAGAATTGGAAGGAACAAATTGACGCGGCCTCACATGAGAACAATGACAATTGTCAGAAGAACCCATACGATTAGCGACAACAACTCAAGCTTCGAAATGAGAACTTGTTTTTCATACTCGCTGATAGCTATTATTTTCATGCCTGCGCCAAAGACGTTCAAGTTCGAAAGAACGAGATAAATGAAGCAGCCAAACAACCAGAGCATACCAAGATGCATGTAAACATAGCCGCCGTTTGCGTGCATGTTCATCATATTGAAAACGATGCGCAGACGGTAGAGGTCCACGTTTACCATCATTGTGAATGCAACAAAGATGAGCGTATAGAGGCCAAAGAAGCCAAATGTGGCGGCTGTTATGGTTTTTATGTAGCCCTTCTCTATCATGGACTCGATGACGGTAAGGCAAAATAGGCGCATGAAGAGTGTCAAAAACACAAACACAATTTTATCCATTTTGTTAACTTTGAGAACACTGTTGGGTACAAGTTGATTTGCATGCAGCGTTTCAACTAGCTTTTCGCGTTGAAAATATTCGGCTCCCGGATCGAGGTCCTTTTTAGAGAGATACTCGTTCAAGATTTTAGCAAAGAGATTCTCGCTTGACGTGAGCATAAGTGCAGGGCTTCCACTAGCTTTAATGCCATCGCCAACCGCTTTGAAGAGTTTGTCAAAAATTTCATGACGTTCATGTATCTTGGCAGTGATGATTTTCTTGTCGCCCTTAATGAGGGATCCGTATAGTTTTTCCTGTTCTTCAAGCTTTGTTTTCAATTCCTTATCTTGATCTTGATCTATCTGTTTTCTTATTTCTTTTAATGCATCATTTAATGCATCTGGTACAAGCTCTGCAAACTCAGCTATGAGTTCGGGGGGACGTTTAAACACAATTTTATTTTTGTCTTCATCCGCATTTGCCACTGGTAAAAGATTTCCATCGCGATCACGATGTGCATTTCTTTGAGCCTGAACTCGCATTTCATCTTTGCGCTTGGCTTCAGTCTCGTACTTTTGGATAAATGCTTTGGTAAGTTGATACAAATTGGACGCTTTGTTGACAAAAGTTTTGTACAAGCCAACAAGGTTGACATCGTTCTCTTTGTTTTCGAAATCGCCATTGATAATGAGGTTGAAATCTTTCATGAACTGTATTTTCTTTTCGTTCGAGAAACCGGCTTCCTTGTCTATGATTGCCTCGACGACCGATTTAATGGCATCAATCTCGGATCTTGATGTTTTCTCAAAGTTGGTTATTTTTTCGAGCCATGCTGAAGTGTATGTGTTTTTAAATGCATCATAGCTGTTTTCATCTGTGTTGATGAGCCATTTGTAGAAGGAAACGATATTGTTGTTGACTTCGTCAAATCCTGACTTGAGATCGCGCCATTTGGTGTTAACATCTGCCAGCTTCTTTTGCACCGCTTTCACTTGTTCTTCGGGGGAAAGTGGTGAAGGTGGGCTCCCACCCTTCATTTTGGGCAGTGTATGCATGGCATGCTTGCCCGATTCAATGACTCTTGAGAGAGCCGCAGCAATGTTTTGGATGTTTGCGCCACCATGAGCTCCGCCGACAGCCTCTTCTTCATTCGCAGCAGCACCACGTGCACCCTCATCACCATCAGCAGCAGGTGCAGGAGCATCACCATCACCATCACCATCACCATCAGCAGCAGCAACAGGCGCGGGAGCATCACCATCACCATCACCATCAGCAGCAGGTGCGGGAGCATCACCATCACCATCAGCATCAGGTGCAGCCTCATCACCATCAGCAACAGCAGCAGCAGCAGCAACAGGCGCGGGAGCATCACCATCACCATCACCATCAGCAGCAGGTGCGGGAGCATCACCATCAGCATCAGGTGCAGCCTCATCACCATCAGCAACAGCAACAGGTGCACCCTCATCACCATCACCATCAGCAACAGGCGCGGGATCATCACCATCACCATCACCATCAGCAGCAGGTGCGGGAGCATCACCTAGTGCAGCCTCAGCAGCAGCCTCATCTTTACCAGGCAGTGTATCTCCTTCACCCGCAGCAGGCGCTTCAGCCGCGGGCTCAGTAGTAAGTTCTTTGTCCGCAGCAGTTACAGCAGCAGTTGCAACTGACTCTTCTATTCTAGCAGATGACATCTCTTTAACAGGCTGTTCATCATTAGCAAACGCACTATCAGCAGTTGGCTCTCGTCCGGCAGGCTCACCAGACGGTTCCTGATCAGGCGTCCCAGCAGACTCCTCCGCAAAAGGTTGCTCATCAGGCTGTTTATCAGAAGGCTTTATTTTGGTACACTTGCATACTTCTGTTCTTGTATCTTCCTGTTCTTTGATAACTGGCGCTGGGCATAATTCCCTAAATTCCTCTACTAAAAGCGCTTTTGGTGTTGTAGGTGGTTCTGCTTCCTTTGGTATAGGCGCAACCTCTTTTTCTAAATTCTGAAGAGGTACAATTGGTGGATCCCGTTGGTGGCTGTCGGCGGGTTCTGGGTTCTTGGTCGGCGGGTTCTGGGCTGGACTGCCCTGCTCGGTAGGTTCATTTACTGAGTCGTCAAGGTCGGATTGAGGTTGTTTGGTAAGTTTTGTCCAAAGACTGTTTGGAGAATCAAAGGCTTGTATACCTTGAAAAGCTGTAAGTCCTGTAACATCCGAAATTATATTTACGGCGTTCAATATTTCATCTTTAGCTTTCATATATTCTCCATTTTCATCGTTGCTGTCTAAAGCGTCTGCGATTTTATTGAAATCAATTAACTTAAGTTTTGCAACTCTACCATTAATTTCGGTTTCGAGCTTTTCATCTTTAAGAATCACATTATAATCAATGCTTGCAAAGGCCCTTACGATAAAACCTATATCTGCCTCATGTGCAGCTTTCATAAATTTCAAATAATCAATATTTGTTTCATTCAATATTTCCACCAATGGCACTGTCTTTTTCAAATCGTATCCTTTTAAACTGCTTTGTAAAGATGTCAGTGCACCCGCAAAAGCACTAAAATTTATTGCGTCTGCAACTTGCGCAATAAGCTTAATCTCTTCATTAGGAATTTCGTTTGTCAGTGATGTGAATTCAAATTCATTTGCTGTCTCTAGGATTGCAACTATATTCAAACCTTTTACGGCTTCTAAAACTTTAGGTATGTCTCTCTTCACAGCAGGAATCATTAAATTTCGAAGTTGAAATCCTAATTTGAGTTTGCTCCAAGCTCCACCACCTGCAGTTTTGCCGGTGCCTGTCGCCGGTGCTGGTTCCGGCAAACGACGACCAACCTCTAAGTCGCTTAGTACATCCTTGTATTGCTTAAGGTCGTACTCCTCGAAGATAGAGGGGAGGACGTCTTTTATAAGGCGCTGGTGCTCTGTTTCCGGGTGTATCATAAACAAAGCAATGATGTTTTGAGACATTTGTTTTTTGGAAGTTTCGAGAATTTCGTTTTTATAGCGCCATTCCTCAATTTGTTTTTTGACATTTTTATAAGTTTCCTGGTCCTTTATCATGGTTTCAATGAACTTGAATCGCGGTAGATTGATTAACTTTCCAATTTCAGCAAGCTGTCCCTCGCCAATCTCATTTTGTTTAAAGAATTTTTTAACATCGATACCTTGCACGATATTTTTAAAAGCCAACGAAACTTTTTCCTGAATGTCCACTGCAATTTCGTCCAAGTCATTCACTTCTGTGCTGTCTGAATCCTTTTTAGTTGAAGATTGCCCCCATTTATTGGCAATGAACTCCTCAATTAATATGCCAACAAGTACGTCAGGTTTCTCGATTTCCGTTCCATTGGTTTTCACCGTGGTGTATCCCTTGACAATCATAAACTCATATACCTCCTGGATAAGCTTGAGGTGTTGACGATGTTTATGGGTTGGAAACACATCAGTGAGCCGTTTGAACATAATTATGCTTGAAAAGAAATCATCCCGGTTAAAAGGTTTGTTATCTCCTCTTCCAAGGGTCGTTTTCAAGTAATCTCTTACCTCTTTCACCGTCATATACGCCTTCTCTGTATCTTTTACATCAGGCGTTGCCTTATCAACTGTGCTTTTTCCATCCGGCGCCCCACCAGCCGCCTTCTTTCTTTTTGACGATGACATGAAACTCTAATAAAAAGTCACTATAAAAAAAACCGCACTGCACACTAAGCCCGCAATGCCACAATGGACGAAACCATCCACATGAGGAACGATAAGTTTCCCACAAGACGGAGCGCACGTCGGCGGTCCTCGAAGCTCAAGTAAGTTGTCCCGGTATTGTTGGCATTTATTGATTGCAAAATAAATGGAATAGGGAGCAATAAGAGCTGCAACAAAACATGCAGTACAATGCGAATGAAGCCACGTGGGCCCTGGGTGTTGATAAAGTAAAAGGCAACTTTGAAAAAGATGTCCCGCTCGCCCACATTAACAATCAATACCCATAACGCGAACATTAGCAAGTACATGCCAACATAGAACACAATGGCCGTTTCGGTGCTATTCACCATCCGGTTCGACAAAGACCATTCCAAAAATGTTAGTGAAAAACTGCGCAATGCAAACGTCATGGCAATAAACACCACGCGGTCAGTCATAGAAGCGCGCATCGTGTCGGGGGAGTAAATAGGATGGTTGTCATTTTGTTTGGTAATGTCGAGTTTTTCTTTCACGTTGGTTGCCCCGTTCAATTTTGCATCCATGATTTTCCAATAGTCGTCACCGCCGCCGCTGCTTTTTACAGGAACTACAGGGGCTAGAACAGGAGCTACAGGAACTACAGGAACTACAGGAACTACAGGGGCTATCCCCCCTTCCTTTTTGATGGAATCGATTCTTCCTAGCTCTTTACCAATGTCGGTAATCAAGTCATTCACGCGTTCGCGCTGATGTCGCGACGTATTTTCAATTCCAAGCGTCTTATACACAATCGACGGGTCGCCGTTCATTAAAGCCGTTGTCAACTGTACGTAAAAGTTGAACCGGTCCGGACTCAAGCTATACAATTGCTCATTGGTAAGAAGCGACGGCGTGGTTGATGGTTGGCCAACTGTAGTCAAATCACCAAAGCCGTATGATAAGCGCGCCCGAAGGTCCTTCTCCAAATCGATAGGCATGACCTACTCTCTAATAGATTTCTAGTTTTCTTTTTTGTCAGGAATGTCACTATCGGTGCTCATGAGCGCATTTTTCACCCATGCAACACTTACTGCAAGAAGAATGGCCACAAACAGGAATATAGACACCCACATCGTGCCACTAAAATGGAAAACCATATGGTCCACCATGCCAAGACCTCCTGGGAACATGTCGCCCAGTTGTAATGCCACAATGATGAGTAATATTGCCGACAAGAACATGACAGACTTGACCAAACTTCCCATGGTGGTCACACCGTCATTTGTTTTGCGGGCCTTGCTCAGCACTTTGCGAACTTGTTGCATTTGACTCGACATGCTTCCTTCTTTTTCGGGCGACACCATAAACTCCTTACCTTTTTGATGCTCTACGTACTCGAATATATTGTCCTTGTCGCATGTTTTATCGGACACCCGGCCCGTTTTGAGTCGCATGTTGAGGCGGGCCTCCTTGCATATCAGGGCGCGCTCATTGTCCGTAAGCGCGATGTAGGCCTGGACGAACTCTTCGCGAACAGCTTGATAGTCGGCAACACCGCCGTTAAATACACGCGGGCTGTAGTATGCGGTCGCTGCCAAGCACGCGGCGGCTGTGGCGCAAATGTAAAACATGTATTTTAGAAGCCAATACCCGTTGCTCATTTTGTAAGCCGCCGCAAAGCATGTAAGCACAACAACGGCAGTCCATTTATGTACGGACATGTCGTTCATCATAATTCTATCAACCTTGCCGGACGCTGAAAATTCAGCAGGAAGCGCGAAATAGAATCGCGTCAATTGGTTGGCATCATCCTCTATGGTTGATACGCCCGCCGCTCTCGTGAGCCATATGATGATTCCAAGTGAAACCAATATAAATACCAGACACCGAAGATTGTTTGTAGCTTCTTGCGTTTTATACAAATATGTGGGACCGGCGGCGTGCCAAACAACAATTACGGCCACTATAAAGGTCCCGATATATACAGTAAGAAACAATTGCATAATAGTATTTATGAGTTGAGCCCGTGTCTTGCGAGTTCCCGTATCATTTGTCGTTAAGAAGTTATGTAACGCAGCGCGGGATGAGTCGCCCTCAAGGTAAACATGATCACACGTTCTTTGATGGTCAGTGGCAATTGCCATTTCTTTGTGAGCGTCTATCGAAAGATTTAACAACATTATCCATGCCACAACGAGTATGATTGCAAATGCGAATATGAAACACATCGAAAATATGTCAACCCATTTGCGTGGCATAATAAATCTTGCCACCCATCCCGGTTGATATCCATCAAACTCAGATGCAGCTTCGGCTGCCATTGCCTTCTCTGGACTTGAGTTTCGCTTTTTGAAAGCTTCGAGTGCCGCCTCTCTTTCTTCTTTCGTTGCATCGGCAGGAGGAGGATAACCAACCTTGCGCATACCCTTCTTACCTATCATGTTTCGAATAGCATCCATATTTACTTATAACTATGTGATATTATTAGAGTTTGAATATTTGCGAAGATACGTAATCACTATGGAAGGGCAACAGAATATAGAACAGGCAAAACAAGATGAGCCCAATGAACAGCATCCACTCTATGGAGTGTATCTGCAGTCGCAAAGACTCGGCCTCGTTATATTGCCAAGCATCCACTAATTTTTCAAGCTTGCCCAAGAACTCGCGGGCCTTTAAGTCATTGGAATCGGACTGCTGCGTGAGTGTTGTCAACTTGGTGAGTAGCTTCACATCACTTGCAGGGTGTAAGTACCCGATAAAATCGTAAAATGGCGAGGTCACCTTGCCGGAAGGTATCCCCTTACTTACTTCTGCATTATGCTTGTCCACAAAATCAACAAACTTGAGAGTAATTTCTTCTTTAGTTTGTGAAACTCCCGGATTCACCGCATTCCATCGGCGCACCAATGCATCAATGAATGCTTTTGGAAAGGCGGGCTCTAGAGCAGTAGGAAACGCCAACTGCAGTTCGCTATAAGCATCATTTACTGTGAGTGTGCGGGTTAATAGGTTTTTTATTAGAAAGTACACGGCCACCATTACGCTCGATAGAATGACATAGATCCAAATATTTAGATTGGAAATTATCAGCAACCAATGAAAACCGCGCTGCCATATCATCAAATAAATTGAGTACAAGCAAGAAATTGTCATGATGCCAAAGCAAATGAAGAACGCAATGAAATGGTTCTGCACTTGGGCAGGTTCGCGATTGTTGAAATGATTGTGTAGCAAGTACCGAGTGGTTTCCATTTCAAGTGCTTGTTGTTTTCCGCACTCCTCTTGAACATTCTTTGCCACTGCCACCGTCTTTCGAACATCGAAGGTTTTAACAGCTGCAATGATACAGAAGGTCAAAAACGCAACACCCAAAAGTGGTTTTATGAGAGTAGTAAGGTCCATTACCTTTTTACGAGTTTATTTTTGCTTTGTTTTGAGAGTCTTCCAAATAACGCCGCCAATCATTGCCAAAACAACAAGTTGTGTGAGCAGCCAATACGCAAAGCGTCCGGTCAAATAGTCTTTAAACGCCTTGAATATTTTGCTGGGCGCCCCAATGTATTGCGTCCAGTTGAACTCCATCATGGTGGAAACGAGCTTTGTATTTGTCACGGTCATCATGTTGGCCAGATATTGGTCGGCAACGCGGTTCTCCCACGAGTTTTGCAGTGCAAGCTTGCGCTGTACAACATCCGGAAACATGCGTGAGTACCATAGTGTTATTTGGTTCTTTGAGAACACATTCACCATGCCGCCACCGCTTATGGCGAGCACATTCATGTATTTAACTATATCAATGTCGCGGGAGTTGGCGGGCGAGTTCGCAAAGAATTTGTACATGGGTGTTCCTATGAAATTTTCAACGGTGTTGTATTGGCTGATGTAGAAATTGAAGACATTGAATGTAAACATCATTTTGGCAACATCATGGGTGTTGCGAGTTTTTGCATTGTCTGCCAAGTACGCGCGGAAACTGCGGCCGTGGTCGTGTACGCTGTTAATAAGCTTCGAGTAGAACGTAGTGTTGTCGGTTCCGTTGTACAAATTCTTCACAATGTATCCGCGCATGTCATCCATTTTATCGAGCTTGTTTTGGAATACTTGACCCAACAGGTAACCGTTGAATTTCTTGCGGTTCAATTCGAAATAGTAACACATAACAAGCATGAGCTGGATTCCAAATAGGATGATGATGAAGAGGAAATATTGATTTTTGAATGCTTTGATAGCGTCAGACCAGTTGCCGCCGTCGAGCGCAATCTTGATCACGATAGATATGAGCATTTGCACCAAGAGTAACGAGAGCATATGAATACCCATTGACATGACAACATTAAGACTGCCCATTGCTTCACTGAAAACATTGAATCGTGAAGTGTGGTTGAACAGGTCGTGTTCCATCGTGTCTTTGAAGAGAAGCATGTTTTCATCCGGCCGTGTGACTCTTTTATACTTTTGAATTTCACGCAGGTCGGTCCATGAAAAGATTATCATAGAGATTGCACCTAGGATTGCGATGCATGCTAGAAACAAGTAGACATATGTAAAGATGTTGCCTACCACTTCTTGACGCGAAAGGTCTTTGTCCTTGTCTTTGTCTGATTTCTCTTTTTGCAATTCTCCCTCCGTCTTTTCCTTCTTCTTGAACATGTTTCCAAAAAGCCCTTTCTTCTTTTCGCCTGCCGCTGTGTCGCTGCTGCCCGCACCCGGTGTGGGTGAAGGTGGCGGCGCATGCGGCGCACCCGTCGCTGATGGTGGTGAAGGAGTTGGTGAGGGAGGCGGCGATGGTGTTGGCAATCGCATAGCGTCAGGGCCTTGCGCCCGCAAAAATGCTTGTTTCACATTATCTGGTGCGTATTTATCAACGGACTTTTGTGCAAACTTTGCGAGGTTTCCTACTAGCCCCCCATTTTCTGCAGCCTTTGCAAGGTCTGGCATTTTACCTTTTTTAGCGTCTCTCACCACACTTAACAAACCGCCACCACTAAATCCAAAAGGCCTGCCCAAACTCAGCGAAGGTTGAGATGGCAGCGGTCCCGTAATATTCGACGGTAATGCAGCCGGTCCAGCAACGGCAGGAGGAAGGATAACTCCATCGGTGGTCTTTTTCATGGCTTGAACGGCCGTATGCCAATTTGGAATTTCACTTATAAAATTGTTGACTTGGTCCGAATCATATGTACGGTGTGCCATTCCCTCTAAGAAAAGGGGCGATAAAACAAAATCATCAGCGCCACTCAACAAAGGCGGGAATTATGAATGGAAGCAAAGCGAAAACTAGCATTGTTGCACATACAGCATTGCGTGTTTTCTTTGACTCGATTTTGAGCCAGCAATAGCCGGTCATTATCACGATAACGCCGACTGGAGCGGTAACATTAAGGATTGTGAAGGTTTCCAAGAAGTTCGATGCAATTTTGTATTGTGACACGAGTCGTTGACTGTAGGTCGGGGAGTCAACAATGTTGGAAAGCTTATTTGATATGATTTCAAGCTTGGTTTGTATGTCGGTAGAGCGTTTGCGATAAAAGTCTAAGAACGACACTTTCCCCAAAGGACACTTGTCCTTATTGCAGCGGAATAGCTCCGTGAGCGCGCCGATATCATCGTAGGCCTTGTCACCCTTGAATCTTTTTAGTGGCGCCATGTCTGTCACATAAAGAGTGGCCATGACGCCCAAGAAGTTAGCTATGTTGTCGGCCATAGCCCCTACCTCACTCGCCCGCTTGGACACCGCTTTAGCTGCGTATCGCTTCGATTCATTCTCAAGGGATGCTATATTCTTAACATAGTGGGATGCAAGACGGTACAAGAACATCATTTTTACGACTTCGTCTATATCACTTTCGTTGTTTGTAAAGAAACTGAGTTCAATTGTGCGCGGCGGCCACGTATACGGATTGATTTTGGTAGAACCCAATACAAACTCACGCAAAGCTTCCAAAAATTCGCGATTTCGCGGAATGTTTTCCTTGATGATTTTTTCGTACGCGGCATCATCAGACATTTTGCGCACTTCTTGAACTTTCGAAACGAATGCAGCAAATGTCCAGAATCCGGTTACCATAAGAATGAGGCCCACACCCGACACAGGAGCAAGAACCGCAAAGTTTGGGGTATATTTCCCCCCATCGGGCATGTCTGCGCCACCGCTTTGCACTACTGTTGCCGTTTCCTTGGCATCTTTCTTCTCCTTTTTGAGCCGAAACTTGTTGTCTCTCTTTGCTTTCTCGGCCTTAGCTTTGATGTCCTTTATAAATGTAGATATTGGGATATCTATCTTGTTCAGTGCGGCCTCTACGGAGGTATTTGGCGTTGCAGCTGGCGCTTCTTCCTCATTTGCCGAGGATACAGCTGCCTCAATGGTGCTCGCCAAGTTGTGAAGTTCATCCAAGTGTTTCTTAATGGTTGCTTTGTTGGCCGCAATTGCCGGAGCGTTTCCTTCATAGTCTACAGGGTCGATGTCATGAAATTTGTTTTCCTGCTCTTCAAGTTCCTTTACCAGTTTAGCAACACGACTTCCATCCTTGCCGAGGCGCTTAAAGTTACCGAATCCGGCAGATGACCGTGAAAACAACACTTTGATTGCCATAATTATGAAGCCAAAGAGAACAAGTAATGCCGAGAACAAAGAAATGTATACTAACCACGGGTATGGTACTATCAAACCTAGTGGGTTCATGTTCATGATGCGAACAAACAGCATATGAGCGTCTTTGCGGCTCAAATCCTCGTATTCGCTGTCTGGAATTTGCATGAGGCGCTTGTGGAATAACATTGCCATTATGACAACGAAATATTGCAGCGTAAAGGCTATGCCGACCAATCCCATTACGTACATCTGAATGACTGACCATGGTTTATCGCGAATGTGATTGAGCAGCTTTTCGAAGAACCCAATTTGTGGTTCCTCCGGCGCGGCCGGCGCTCCAATAACCACAGGAGGGCCATTTTCATTACTCGCCATTTTATTCCCTCGCACTATGGCTCACTACACGTAAGACATAAGAAAAAGTAGGCAGGTTTATGAGCTTGTCTTCATCAACCACAAGACTAGAATGATGATGATAGGGTACGACAGGCGCACCAACACCTCTTGCATTGGTGTCAAGAAAGCATCGGCGATGTAGGACTTGAGGTAGCTCTTCGCCATGTGGTGGATCGAAAGGCCTAGCAAGAAGACGAGCGAGAATGCAATGAGCTTGAAAACCTCGCCGCGCTTGCTGGCTAGGCGGTCCCAGTAGGAGGGACCATAGGCGTACATGGGGGCCGACGCTGCCTGGCCTTGAGCGTACATGGCGGCGGGAGGGTTGTATGCCACATCCGGCGGCATGGCGTGCGATGCCGCCGCGGGTGCCGCTTGAGGCTGTTGGCGCTGGTTAACATCGCCCATAGATTGCATTGCCGGTGCGGGGGGCGCCATTCCCGAATCGTAGCCGCCGCCCACATTACCGTAGACACTTGCCAAGTCGCTGCCTTCGAAGCCGCCAAACATACTCATATCTCTATCTTGTCGCGAGAATATTTGTTGCATTCGTCTAGAGAAGAATCAATGGTGATTTCTTATGAAAAGCTACAACATCAAATATCAAAATTGCAGGAAATAGCAGACAAAAAGGCATCCCAAGTTGAGATTGATAATTATCTAAAGTACAACCCCCTTTTCGAGAAGCTTATTGCATTTATAAAAGCAAAACGGGTATTGTTGTACGGTGGGCTTGCACTGAATGGAATACTGCCAAAACCATTGCAGTTCTATGGAGAGAACACGCTCCCGGACCTCGATGTATTTTGCGTGAGTGGCGAGAAACTTGCCAAAGAGGTGGTTTCGCATTTTAAACGCAGTGGATACCAGTTTTCGAGCTCAAGCGAGGCCCTTCACAAGGGAACTTACAAGGTATATGCGGAAGGCGTGCAATTGCTAGACATCACGACCATTGATGAGGTCGCATTCAAGCGTCTTTCTAAAAATGCAATTACGGTTGCGAGTGGCATCAAGACCGTTGACCCGGAATTTCTGCGGATGACACTTCACATCATGCTTTCGCAACCGCGCGACAGTCATCGCTGGAGTAAGGTTCTCGAGCGCCTAGTGGCTTTTTACACGGCGCATCCCGTAGAAGCACGGTGCAAAACGGCCTTTGCGAATGAAGAATCTAAAAATCAAGATGTATTCTTGAATGCGATAGAGGGAGCGGGCAAATGGTTGGCGAGCCGCGACTACGTAATGTTTGGCACCGATGCAGTTGTGGAGGTAATGGGAATTTCTTCTAAAATGCGAAAGCTACTTCCTCCCGGTCGGCCGATACTATTCAAAGGCATTGCACCATTGGCAGTGCTGGTGGACAAGGAGGAACCAGAGGCGGTGGCCAAGCATTGCGTTGAGCAAATGATGCACAGCTCCAAAGATAAGGATGTCTACACTATCGAGCTGTTTCCCGCGGATGATTTCCTTCCGGCGCACTCGAGAATTATTCATGCCGCCTCAAAGCAGCCATTGGTTACGGTGTACGAGGCACCTGCATGCGTGTCTTACATCACGTACAATGGGGTGCGCGTCGCATCTATCCATACGCTGGTGCGCATGCTGATGGCACACGAGTTTTCGCCGCAAAAACACGCACGCGCGGCCGCGCCGCTTTATCGATGCTTTTCGAACGTTCTCTCTCTAATGATGTTGGAAACGCTCTCTGGTAAAAAGAAAAAGCTTCTCGAACAGTTTTTGGTGGATTGCTATGGCTTTCAAGCGGGTCTTGCGACCCTTCGCAAAATGCGAATGCAACGCTTGGTCAAATGAGTTAAGTTAATTTTGTTTTTCTAAGTTAAGATGATGACCATGAGCCCCCGCAACATTGCTCTCGTCGTCATAGGCGCCATCCTTCTTGCGTTGACCATTTACTTCCTTTACCGCGGCTGCTCGTGCTTGCGTGCCCACGAAGGCTTCGAGGGTGCTGGTCCCGAGGAGGATTTGACCAAGGAGGAAATTGCCTTGTTCGAGGACCTCAAGGCAGACAAGTACTCTGCCAAGGAGATTGACGACATGGTGGCGGACGGCGTGATTGACCAGGGCCTAGTTGAAAAGTTCTTGGATAAGTTGGACACATTCGAGGCCGTTGCTAACGAAGCCAAGGCTAAAGATGAGGATGCCGAGAAGGAGCCATTTGCCGGTAAACGCCCAACGGGTCGCCCGGCCGCCCGCCCGAGCGCTCGCCCTGCGGCTCCTGCTGCCCGCCGCCCGCGTGTGCCGCCCGCTCCTTAATCGCTAGTTGCGTCGGTTGACTCACCTTCGTCTGCATCCGCGTCCGTCGCATCGTCCTCGCCCTCATCCTCGCCCTCGTCTGCATTTATGTTCATGTATTGCAAATCCTTGAGCGTTTCAATATCTTGAAGGTGACGTTGCTCGGGCAAGTTGCGCTGTTGCATTGCCTTCCATTTGTTAAATGTATCGTAATCCTCATTGTAATCCACGCTTTGGTCATCGCTCTCCTCCTCTTGCTCGTCTTGTCGATACATATATGCGTGGAAGTTGCCATCATAATTGGGGTTGAGGATACTCCTCTTAAAATGTTCTTTTTGCACAGGCTCATAGTAATGCAATGCAAACACTATGGTATGATTCACTCCTTTAAAGTCATATAGGCGACCGTCACCCTTTTCAAAGCGCAATGTCATGCGTGACAGCTTGCCAATGGGATGAAAGTCACGTATGGTCACTTTAAAATCAGTGCGATTCTCACTAAACCCCATGACACCCAATTTCATTTTTGCGAGACCCATTCGCCCATACGATAATGACCTCACCATATTGTCCTCAATTTCAGGGCACCGCAGAGTTACGTACCTCTCACCCACCATTGAAATCACACCAGGTGCTTCGACACGATGATACGCTTGTGCAACGTACACCCGAGCGGACATGTTGTAAAAAATCCCAGCATCTGTGTCGGCCACGGCCGCCCACGGTCCAGCAGACCCATTTGAGCTTCGCTTGAATGTAGACTGCGTGGCAGTTACATCGTTGTAGAACACATTGGTCGGGCGACCGTCATCGTTATGAAGAATAAACCAATACGAGCGCCCACCTATTACATTTAAAGGTGAGGTCGGCATTGTCGCGTCGCTAAAACTGCCATCCACGAATGAAATAGCCAATGTTCCGGTCGCATGCGGGGCCACCATTTCCCCCGGGGCGTTCATCGTAACGTCATTCTCATGAAGCGTCCAGATGATGCCATCGTCCATGAGTTCTCGCGTTCCCGTTGTAACCGCGGCGTCTAACCCGACAACGTACCCATCATAGGGCGCCAACCACTTTTGCGCCACCCAAGATGTATTTGTCATTTGTTCCGATCTCAGTACGCCTCTTGGACCTTCAAATACTATAACGGACGGACCCACCGCAGGCCATGGTCTATCTACACTACCATAAAGCCTTGGGTTAAGGGGCGCCGCCGCCACACTGTAGCGCCTAGTTTCAATCGGCACACTCGCTTCGCTTTGCGCTGTGTACAAATCGAAACCGAGAGTCTCTGCAATTGTCGAACCATTCATGTCCATAATAAAAGGGTAGGCGCTCGTGAATACTAGAATATTTCGCACATCTGGCGGAGACGACAACGGCGCGGCCGCTATGCCGCCGACAACAGTAGTGCCGAGAACGGTCATTTGCATGACTTGATTTAGCGCCGGGATGAGCGTTTGCATGCTGTAATCTCCAATGGGAACGGATTGTGTTTCGAATACTTTTTCGCCATCGAAGCCATCTGTAAAAATGCAAAAGCGGATGGAGTTATTGTGAACATCGACATTATACATAGTGCGAGGAACGGTGGCCTCCAGAACCTCAAGGCCACATACATTTAGGAACGGAGTCTCGAAGCGAACAATGTATTTGTTGGGGTCGGGATACGCCGAACGGTCACGATCCTTGCTATCCACCATGAACACATAGCTCGATTTGCGACTTTGCGCCTTTAGATAGTCAACGTCCTCAATGGGCATTCTCAATAAAAATAATGTGTGACCCGACTGCTTAAATGCTGTCACCGTTGCCGCCCGCTTATACGTCCCACACCTTCTTAACATGGACGTTTCCATTAAACAAATAGGGCTCGATATTCTTAAAGTTTCCTTTTGTTATTTTTTCACCTTGATTTTCATAAAATCCACACACAGAGCGGCATCCGTCTTTGTTTGGGTCTTCACCATTGTTGGCTTTCGGGTTCGGGCACTCGCGTTTTACGCGCACTGCATAGTATGCGTTGCACTCATTTGACGCATCACATTCTTTTTTACAAGTTTCTCCAAATTGCCTGTCGGATGTGAAAACACGCGTGCGGACAGGAATATTATCAATCATGTTATGGTTCCCCCTTGTGTTATAAAGCACCTTCAGCTCAAGAATTGCATAGTTTGTGTTAATGTATGACGAGTTGGTCGGTATGTTAACGTTGCCTAAACCGAAGCCCTTTCCAATGACTTGATAGCCAAAACTAGGGTAAATAATCGACCGAACGGGTCGCGATGCACTCTGTGTATTATTTCCCGCCACTAACGTGCTAACAAATCCCTTATAATTGGGTTTCGAGAACAACATTGGCAACACGTTCCGCACGCGAATACTACGCACTAAGAAGTTGGGCGTGACCCATCCGGTTGTGTTATGTCCAAAGATGATTTGCTCACTTCCGGAAAACTCGTTGCTGTACAGTGTTACTTGGAATCCAACCGGTACCCAAACCTTGTCAGTTCCCGTTTTGTACAGAGTCGGTATGGCTCTATGGTTGGTAGTATGCAGAAAGATACCATCGTTCAAGTCGCCCATGGAATAGCTATCGTCAACGAGGACTGCAATCCACGTTTGGTTAAGGTGGTTGTCGGATCTACTCAAAAGTGCCGGCCGATCCATCGAAACTTCCAAGCTGCGAACAAAGGACGGATCGCCGCTCAAATCCCTCACGCCGCTATAGTCCTCTGAAATACCATTGAACTGAATTCCTGCATATCCGCGGGCAGTCCATCCTTCTGGCAGCTCAAGCTTCCAAATGTTGCCTGAAAAATTGCCCAATTGGTTGGCATTGTAACCCTTTGCATATATTTCCATAGAAGACGGCCCTGCCCATGCCCGAGGGGCGACGTAGGCTCTAGCGTTTTTACGAATTTTGGGAGTGTACAGCTGATGCATGTGGCAATAATTGTAAAGGGACCGCCAATTGTTGATGTTCCAGTTCTTCCAATTCCAACCGATATCGCGGTGGCGCAACTCGCAATACTGCATACGACCGTCGGGCAAGTACCTGTCGAAATAATAATCAATTTTGTAGTCCTGGTCGCGCCAATAAGAAGCATCGATAGTATCGTTGTTCATCACACACGATGTCCATCGATGACCCCATCCCCATCCGGACCATCCGGACCGAACTCTGTAACGGCGTTGTACTTGATGGCTACCACGCCATTCGGCCCACCGGCTTTCGCCCCAGCCCATCCACCAGGCAGAGCATGCATGGTCTCCATAAGCACCTGTTGGACGTGAAGAGCCTCCACCCATCACCACTATCTTTTATAAAGATGAAAACAAAACAAAAATAATTACGCAGCCATTTGGAAGTACACGCGACCGTCGTTACTGATGTATTGATATGGCTTCACTGGTATGGCAATCAACTTTCCACGCACCTTAACCATCATAGAATCTATGACATTGTTAATGTTTGTCTCAATTTCCATGAGCCAGCCATTAATTTTGCGTATTTCCGAAACGGCGCTGCGTTTTTGATTTGTGAGTTCCTGAAATTTGCGCTCGTTGCTGATTTGGTCTCTTAACAACTGTTGAAACACCGGGACTAAACGGGCCGTTTCGGGCGTCATGATGATTTTCTCATTCGTGTCCGGTCGACTGTAACTTCTGTAATCTTCTCCGTATCGCTTTTGGTCTGCGTAAATTCTTTGCAGCACTGTGTATGTTTCGTTCATTTTCATCGCAACGTCACACACTTCGGCACGTTTTGCCGCCTTCTTATTGCACAACTCGTCTTGCGTGGCACCTGAGTTCCAATGAACGACAGTGCTTTGCGTTGCCGCATTGCCCAACATCTGCATGAGATTGCCTTGCATTGGCGTGATTCGGTCGACACGGTCGCAAATATTGATATTGAAAGTATAAACCGTTGCCGACTCCTTGAGCTGGTAAAATAGCTTATTGCCGCTCACGACTTCGGTGTACAGTTGTCTAATTAACCATCGGTAGCGCGTGAACAACTTGAACAAGGGCTTGTCGCTGCAATAAAATGCCATTTCGATATTAAATCTTTCGGGAACCTCGGCCATGTTTTGATTAAATGATTGGATGCTGCTGAGGTTATCTTGGCAGGTCATAATGTTCTGCATCGCCATTTTCGGCAATAGAGTCAAGTAGCCCTTGGACCAAGTATATATTTGAATATCCCGAATAACGCCACTGGGGGTCATGTCAACTGTGAAAAACTTGTTCTGTGCATGTGCTTGGAACATTTGATAATACGACATTATCTTCTCATCACGGGCGGGATAGAAAAAGTTACAATACGTTTTACGCATGTCCTCAGGGTTGAGAGTGCTGAATTCGACCCGCTCATTTTCCACTTGGTTGGACAACTTCACTTGAACGCCCGAGCGCATGACTGTGCTGCCATTCTTGTCATCGTTACGCTCCAAGCCTTGTTTCAAAAAGTCTAGCGAATTATCGCGATCCATGGGTGCGAAACAATACGCCCAGTGGCGGGGATTACCACGAGGGCCAAAGTCATCTTTCATGGACTTGAGAAGCGGGAAAGACGAATGGTACGGCCTCACCCAGTTTGCCATTGTCAATTTGCATTGGCGGCGCGGGAGGCGGGCAGCATCCATTAACACTCGGTCGAGGCGCTCGATTTCGACACTATTTGCCACCGGAGAGCTTTCCAAGTTTTTGCGTCGCTCTTTCATTTCGAGAATGTGCATATCATATAGACCATTGTCGCACTCGCCCATATTATCTGTCAAGTACAAATCGCACTTTTTCAACGGTAGTTCTGCAATGGCTTCGTCATCTAATCCATTGGCACCAACCTCGGGCTCCTTTGGAGGACATGTCTCGCCGCCGTCTGCGCACATGTAGACGGTGTCTCCAAAAAGTTCGCGGCGGTTGCCGAAATGCACGGCCAGCATTATAACAATAATAATGGCACCAACAGTTGCTGCAATAGTTGCCGATTGACCAAGAGCCACGACACAGATGCACATAACACCGAAAATCATCCAAAATAGACTTTCCTCCATCGTCTTTTGCATCTCTTTGGCCCGTTACACGATGGAGAGAAATCATTATGAAATCAAAAGTCTCCAAAGACCGTGAGGCGCATGGACCCACAACGCTTCGCTGCGTCTCGCTTCACCGTGCCTCGCGTCGCATGCGATTTGATGCATTTTGCAAAAAATGGAAGCAGTTGCGATGTCTGCGCTAGTAGTCTAAGAAGCTCGTCATAATTATGACAGCAAAGCCATCGAATGACAATATAAGCAAATGCATTCGAGCTTTCCCTCCATTTCGCACCATGTAAGCAGCGGTCTAGTAATCTTTGCGCTTGGTCGTGCATCCACTCCTTCTCGCGCTCCCATAATTTTTCAAACGGCTGACCGGCGTCATACGCAACAAACTCTGCATGCTTATGCGTAGCAACTAATTCGACAATGCCTTCGTTCACAAGTAGACGAGTATCTGGCGCAATATTGAATGAAGTGCGAAAGAGATGTTCAACGCCGGTTAGAACAGATGACGAAGGGTCATATGAAGAGTGGTGGATGGCCTCGTGCAACATAACTTTCGGGAATTCTTCCTCGCGAAATACATACACTTCTGTTCCCACGCGATACGTGAAAGCGCCGTTTATGTTTTCCGGGCCAACGGGCTCGTTAATAGCCGGCCAAAAGCGTTTTTGTGGGCATGGTACAATTATGTAATTGAGTGTGGGAGTGTTCAACGCCGCCACACGGGCTACGGCGCGTTTGAGTTTTGAAAGAAGGCGCGCAGAAGCCGCCGACTCTTGCAAGACATACAGTGCCTTAACGTGATCCACATGAACCTCTACTACATGTGCATTTGGATTACGTAACAATTCACCAGCTGCAGGGAGTCCATATAATGAAGATGTCATTTCACGCAAGAATGCTACACGTTCAGTGTCATGAAGTTTGCGCGGCGGCTGCACAACTACTTTGGGTAAAAGATCCGCGTATCGACGCAGCATTCGCCACTTAAATTAGGCGGCGATTGAAAAATAATGCGGTCCCCCCTATCTCAATAAGTAAATACACCAAGCACTTTGGGCAAGTACATGAAATGCCATGTGCCACCAGCGACTTGATTCTGTAAAATTGTTGCGACTTTTCAATCCGTATATGGTGATACCACTGAGCGTCATTGCACTGATGATGGCATCCTCGGCGCGCCGTATGATTACTGTGCGCCGAATGCTTTCAAATGCCCATCCTACACCCAAGCTATGCGCAACAAACATGTCAACTCTAAGAGCGAGCGGGTGCACTGTTCCGTGATACGCGACGCTTGAGATTGTAAGAACGCCACACGAAGCAGATGTAATCCAACGTGCCTTTTTGAATGCGATAGCCGCAGGTATTGCAAATCCTATACTAGTCACAATTAACCCCCAAAATGGCATTGTTCACTTACTATTAAACCGGTAAATCAATTGCATTTGGAGGACGCGGAGCCCTTAATGCATAGCCATTTGTAGGAACGTACATCAGGTCGCAATCGATGCTGCGTCTAAACCCAGAATCACCTGCCTCCATTGTCATTTGTGTCATTGGTAGTTCTTGTCTGTTTGGGTATTGTTGCGGCGTGGGAGTCGTTGAAGGCGTTGCTGCATCACTTTCTGTAGCCTCGAAGCGACCGCCTTGTCGTTTGGTAGTGGCAAAAGGGCGGACAAATCGAATATGCTTGAACACGTTGGGTGCAGCTTCACTATATTTTTCGTAGGTTTTGTAAGCTTCTCTTAAAAATACAATGCCACTCGAATTACGCTTGAACCTCGGCAATGCAAGCTCAACACTGATGGATTCTGCTAGCTTGGTAAAATTTAAGGACGCAGAAACACTACCTGCTATGATTTCCGGTATTTTGAGAAAACTTTCGATGCTACCCACGAGAGCTACAAACATTGCACTTACGCCAACGGATATGTTAACTGCCCCATGATATTGCGGCGGGAATACAGTAGTTCCAAACGAAACTAGACCGGATATTGACGAGAGAGCAATGATTGGGATGCGAACGCGTGTTTCGCGCCGCCGATAGGTTAGGTAGCATTCGTTATAGCGTTGGGCCAAAACTTGAGATAGCTTACATAATTCTATAAGGTAAAATTCTTCGGCTTCACTCCAATCACCTAATGAGCTCATTTAACACTCTCTCTCACTCTCTTACAATATGCACTCATTCAAAAAATGCTTTACATTCATTGACGACTGCTGATGTAAATGCCTTTTTGTCGCGAAATTTCAGCGCTAACTCGATGAGCGACATTACGCGCAAGTCATCGAAATATGGGTCTGTTGACTCGTTTTTCATCACTTTGTTTTGCCAATATAATGCTCGTGCATTGCAAGCTGAGCTGACCGTGCACATGACTGAATGGCCCATATGTGCGCCTTTAGGGTCGGCTGTCCATTCTTTTTTCTCGACGTCGAAAAATTCCCAACCATTGTCATTATACCTATGCAATGCCTTTAGGTTGTCATTCGCTGCAACGATGCATGCGACATCATAATCACAGGCCCCATTTGCTGCGCAATAGTCAATAAGCCGCGCCAACTCCTCGACCAGCACCATTATCTCTACAAAATGATTGTTGCGTGGCATTAAATCAATTTTCGCCGTAAGATTAGAGAGAACCCAAAACAATGAAAAACATAGATTTGCTGCTTAAATGCATGGAAGAGGAGTTGGACGATACGGGTGCAATAAAAGACACATTGGCTGGACTTGCCACAACAAACCATGAAATACTCGAAACTTTGCTGTCATTGAAGGGAAAAGAGCAGGACATTGTAAGCGGCGGGTTCGTAGATGATGCAAATCGTTTGGTGGCGGAGCATGCGCAACACGACATAAACATCAAACATGGCACAGAGGTTACGTATGTTCAGCTCAAAAAGGATCTCAAAACCGTGTTTGACTTGATGAAAAAGTTTAAAGCCGAAAAGGACAAGATGCAGGCTGACCTAAACACGGTCAAAGCTGAAATCAAGTCGACACGAACACGTTGCTTATCACTGCAAGACAAAGTCACGCCTGTGGTGGGCCGCGGCGGTGCTAAACAAGTGAAGACAAAGAAACCCAGTCCCAAAAGCAAACGAGCTTAAAAAGAAATTCATTCTAAGTTGTCTTCAATGAAATAGTCGGTTAATTTTCAAACTGCCGAAATGTTATATTAATACGGCGACCGACATCATCTCCCTTAGTTCCATTTATTTTTGGAACTTCATGAGTGAATTGGTTCTGCATCATTCCACCCATGACAACAACGGATCCGTGTGGCATGGGAATATCATGTACGACCTGTTTTGATTTTTTCTCACGAAGGCGAAAAATACGCTCCGCACCAAGGCTCAACGATATAATTGGGCTTTCATATATGAGCTGCGACTCGTCATCCGTGTGTGTTCCAATGTAATGATGCCCATTTGCGTACCAATTTATCAAGATTTGATTGAACTCCCCGTACCCAGCGGAGTTTACCCAATCCCAGTAAGGCCTTATGGAATCAGGAACAGGTAATGCCTCATGTGCCATGCCTGAAAAGAAATAAGGCATATTGTAACTTTGCTGCCATCGAGGAGTATTAACAACCCGTCCTGCCATGACAACTTGATTGTATTTTTCAGGATGTAGATTCCAAAGTTCTTCAAAATTTACATTTGCCAACTCAACAGGCAACTGAACCTTATCTATCCAACTGTAATTTGAGAGATTGATACGCTCCATGATATACGATAATATAAGCGCGAACACCTAAATCATTTTTTGCATCTGTGGGAAATACGCATAAATGTTATGAGAGGATGTTTTTGCCATATCAATGGTCAAAATGCACTCTTCATAAGTTTGCTCCGTAATATATTTTTCACAAGGACCACTTTTAATGTATGGAAAATAACACCCATTTTGAGAGTGTGTGGGGTCAGCTACGTAATATGTGGGTTTCGCCCAAGGTGTGCGCGGCGGCGTAAAGTTGGGGCAAATTTTATATTCCAACCCCATGCGGTTTATGAACTCTGTAAATAGCCATGTTACCATAATCGAGTGCTGTATGGTGTAAACGGACGAGTTTACAATGACTTGTACTTTCACTGTTTCAATTTGCTGTTTATTGTTTAACTCTATAAAGTTGCTGATGTCAGGATTGGAGTCGTTCTCAACCATTTTAATGTATTCCGGATCCACATCTCCTGTTGAAATGGATTCAAAAAATGCCAGAGATGGGTAAATAATTAGGTTATCTTCATGAGTATCAACCTTAAGTGGAAGCCCTAACGCCAAAATTTTGTCTTTCATTTCCTTCTTATGAACTTCGGTTGCAACTGGCGCCACTGGCGCCACTGGTGCTTTCTTGAAGCATGAGCATTTTCGAAGAAACTTCATCTTTTATAAACTAGACAAGTCGTGTTCTGTTTAAATCATGCTTATAATGTCGCATACATGCTTTCATCAACTGCATAATGCAGCAGAGCGCAAATGCCCCCAAATCCCTGAAATAGTGATGTTTGCTCAGTAGTATTTATAAAGTTGTGTGCAGAATAAACTTCCATCGCGATTGCCGTGTGTTTACTTATATCCTTTTTGAAATGCAAAATGATGCCTTGTTTTTGTATTTTTGTTAAGCACGCTCAACCTCGACCTCGATTTTGGTCAGCAGAACATCACTGTTCTCGTGAAGCAGGTCATCCGTAATTTTATGCATGGCGAGCAACATCTCACTATAGTCTTCGGCGTCGTCCAGGGTGTACTCCATTCGCGTGTGCGTCATTTTCTTCACGGCGCCAATGAAGGCCGTTTTCTCCATGATGTGAAACACGAACTGTAGCGACTTCAGCTGGTCGTCCTCAACGTTCTCGCGCCTCAGGTAATCTACCACCAAAGCCCCAGACTTCACCTGGCTGAAGGTGTGAAGAGTGACGTTCCGCATCGTTGGCAAGGCTGGGCTGGTTGATTGGTATGTGGGTTGGTATTGTGTTTTTCTCATGTCAAGCGTCAATTTTTAAATAGTTATGCCATTCTGGTTGCTGGGCCCAATGTGGCTTAGGCGTTTAGAAAGTTTATAATAACATAGGAAATGCAGGGGGACAATGGGTTTGCAGTGGTTCTGCTTGTACTTCTTTGCATACTTGCGGTGTTTGTGATTTTAGTGATTTGCTTATGTTGTCTTCCAATACGAAGGGGAAGTGGTAACAAAATAATAGCGGTAGCGCAAGCCATAGCTCCAGTTCCAGTAGTGATAGTGATAGAGTCTCCTAGCGAATCACCCGATTACAATCTATTTTCTATTGCCAAACCCCCTTAGCATCATGTTCGCGAAAATCAAGATGAACGCCATAACAATTATTTCAACAATTGCATGATAGGGCAATACCACAACATTCATTGCGGCTTGGCAAAAGCGGTGCTCCAAGAGAAAAACGGCCGCACCAAGTACAATTAGCATAAAGAGTATGGGCAAGTGCTTTTGTGGAAATGCTCCAATGTTTCCAAGTAATGCAGCTACAAAGACGAAAACGCCCGACAACACAGAGAGTTTCGTATGATTGCTCACGAGAATGGCAATATCAAGAGCAACAGCGGCAACAACAAAGCCTAAATGAACTGACCCCGTCGCCGTGTAAATAACCAGAAGCGTGATAAATGCTATGACGTAGGTGAGTGCATGGATGATATGTGATTGGAGACGACCTTCGATATGGCGCATGTGCGAAAACGCATGCCAAAGCTCAAAAGCAATGAGGGCAATCACAAGAGAAACCACCGGCATTTGCAAAGGACGTTTAGTGACAAGCAAAAGAGCGATGAGTCCTATGCATGTGAGTAAATTTACAAATGTTGATACAGGTTGGGCCACCAAACCGCCCTTTGGTTTTTCACAAGTAGTAAACGGAAATAAGTACATGCTATTTTGTCTTCATGTTTAAAATCGCCCTTACTTTTTTCAAGATAGCGGGCTTTAGGCGCGCTTCTTCCATTGCATTTGGTTTTTTAGTATTAGGTAAATCTCTTTCTGGAAACATCGATGATGGTCTTATGAGTTGTTGAAATCTCACATCTAAATCTCCTTTTGTAAGCGCGATTGTGTTTCCAAAAATATAGGTTTTCATCCATTGGACACCCAACATAAGGTCGGGCAAGAATGCCATCATATGTTCATGATCATATGTGCTATGCGTGTCATATTGAAATGCCACTGAAAATACCAAATTGGGCTTTCCTTCTTGCTTGTAGTTGCTTGCAGTTTTGAGTGTTAAAGCAAGCGTGGCGCCCGTTTTTGTTGGATGGTCGACGTAGCTGCTGAGGGAAACCGTGTCATATGTTGTTGGTTGTTCACTCTGAATATTTGCAACTGTTCTAACATGCCCCTTGCTCATTTCAACCCTAAGAATCTTGAGCTCCTTGTTCTTTTGCCTTTCGAGAAGCGTTTGAAAAGTTGTTTTGAGCTCCGTTTTTGTCGGCGCGGTTTTTGTCATTTGATTTGCGCCCCTGAAGTTTATGTGATTCTCGAGACGATAGTGTATGGTGACATTGGTGGGAACAATGCCCTCAATTGCGGCAGTTTTGTTGAACACCATTGCTGTCTTTTGTGTTTCGCTAAACGGTACGTTTCCAAACTTGGTTTTCATTTTTGAGTGCATGGTTGTGGTAATCAAATCATGAATATCTTTTGGTATGAGCGATGCATTTGTCGGCGGCGGTGAAATTTGCGATGCTGTTGTTAAACGTTCAACTAATTCGGGTTTGAGGCCATTCGTGGATAATCCTAAACTAGCGAGCGCTTGTCTAAGTTCGTCTACCTTTTTGCGGTTTATTGACATTGCTTTGCTAGTAATATGTGAGTTTATTTATCAAACGAGCCGCACATTATCGCGTATTTTGTCCCACAATTGCTTACGGGCATCGTTTGAGCATATGTTGTCAAGTCCTTGGAAGAACGTCGCCATATTAAAGAGCGTGGAGCGGTCTACGTTTTGTACAAAAGTTGGCATCAAGATAAAGAGCTTGCCAATATCGTACTTGAAGTGTTCGTAGTCCATGGATGATTGATTGCTTAAGACGCTTTTTTCAAAATCTCCTATCCAAGGACGAACACCCCGGAGTGTCACATGGATTTCACTAGTAAAGGATATGATGCGCTGACGGGTCTTTTTTAAAAGAATGTTGGCTGCGTGAAAGTCGTTGTGAATAAAGCCCCTTTCCTTGTACGCGTCAATGTAGCACAGACAAGCGGTGTACAGGCACGAATGTAAAATGTCAATATTTTCCGGTGTCCAAATATGTGTTGCGATGCTGCCCAATGGAAAAAAGGGCATCAAAATCACCTTCATCGTCGTTCCGGGACCATTCCGCTTGCCTTTGAAAAATTCACGAAAATTGTCATTACATGTGAAGAAACAATAAAATTTTATAAATCCCTTAAAACGCTTAACCGTTTGAGCAACGGCATACTCATTGTCTATATCGTGCGATTCGCCGATTTTAACAATCACGGCCTCGTCGGCCATTGAGCCTAGTAGGATTTGCGACTTTTGTATGTCAATGTCCCGAGTGTCCTGTACCTTTTTGATTTCCTCTTTGACTTTGACCCATTCGGGAGAGCACGTATTCACATAGTATTTGGCACTATTTGCATTTCGGGACAAACCACCTGATTGTTTTAGTAATCTATTCATTTTATGTATATGGCGATATTATACTCCCTTTGTCCAACGACACACATTTGTATCAGTCACGCAGCTGTGGTTCGCTGTAAATAATTGTTTTTGTGTCCAGGTTTTCTAGCATGGCCCGGAAAATCCAAGCTAGGTTTGAAAAATAATAACTCAACTAGCATCAATTACACCACGGGGGTGGCCTTGATGAAGTGGCGTTTCATGTAGCGTTGAACGTTGAAGTACGAGACATCATCGCCGTCCTTGCAGCCCAGCAGCTTCTTTAGTGCGGCGTTGGGCAGAATCTTGCGCTTGTTGGCTTGGTCGAACAGGCCGTTCTCCTTGATGTAGGCGTTCAGCTTTCGGGTAACCTCAGTGCGCGCCATCTCGGTGCCCTTCTCGACGGTCAGGAAAGCACACAGCTCGTCGGAGATTTTGGTCGGCTTGGCGAAGCCGGAGGGGGTGGTGCGGGCGTTGGCGCGCTTGCGCTCGGCCTTCAGCTTGGTCTTGTTCAGCTTGTCGAACTCCTTTTGGGCGACCTTCAGCTCGGCTTGAATCTCCTTTAGTAGGGAAACGGCCGACACAATTTTGGCGGCCAGCTTGGCCATGGACGACACCTCAACAGGGGCCTCGACGGGGGCATCAACATCGGTGTCGACAAGCGCGTGCGCCTCGGGGGCGGTCGCGGCGGCAACAGGTGCTGCCTTAGTGGCGGCAGCCTTGGGTGCAGGGGTAGCGGCAGCAGCCTTGGGTGCAGGGGTGGCTGCGGCAGCCTTGGGTGCGGGAGTAGCGGGGGCGGGAGTAGCGGGGACGGACTTCTTGATGGGAGCCATTTTTATCGCCGAGGTTGCTCTGGGATATACAAACCTCCATCCTTATCTTTAAGTAGTTTTGGGTTTTTCATACCACATCGCGTAATACCGCCAAAAACTTTTCTTGATTGTCAGATTTTATATTTTCCCAAGTTTTCATTTTTGGCAAATCCAGATGGATCGTGATGTATACTGGCCCAAATTTCCAATATGCAGCGTTTTCGATGCAAATGGGAAGCTCGACATCTGCGCATGGGGGAAGGACAACAAACAGCGGCGGCCCTCGAACCACAAGCGGGTTGACTTCTATTCTTTTTCCCGTAAACCATTCTAATAAGTTTATGTTTACTGTCCTAAACAAATCCCATATTCCCTCCTCATATTCCGCCGCATCGTCATGGTCAATAACCATTTTTATTTCAACATCCCCTTCAACATACGCATTTGGAAAGACACCACAATCCACCACAATGTGCAAATCCCCCGAATCTCGCATAACACGAACATGGCGCTTCTTTCCCGTTTGAACGTCTTGTGGTGTAACGATAAGTGTTGCTTGTATGCTAACTTCAGTGGTGTCGCTTGCCGTATCGCTCGTTGTCTCTGTGTTTGCCTTCGCCCATTCTCGTTTCAACTTTGTAGCCTTCATAAACAAGTCCTTTACGGTGTTTAGAACCTCGTGTTTCGAAAACATGTGTTCCACCCCTTGCCAAATTGCCTCCCATTCGTCGGGCCGCGTAGGGGGCTTCCATGCGCGCACAAACTCGTCTGCGGTCGCACCCGTTTTGCCGGACGCCCGCGCCTCGACGATGCGAGAATAGGCGTCCGTACAGTCTTTAAAGATGGATTCGTGTGTGGCCCGATCGTCTACTGAAAGATGCGCGAGTTTGTCGGGATGATGCGTTCGTGCGGCGCGCAAGTATGCGACACGCACATCTTCCATTGATGCATTGGGTGATACGCCCAATATCTCGTAAGGACATACCTGTACCATTTAGCACTTAAAACTGATAGAGTGCATTCGCTTTATATACGATGCCGCCCAAAAAAAAGAAAGACTGTCCATCCCTCGCCGCCGCGTGGAAATGCCTTTGTGCCGACTTTGACACCCGCATTTTGCCCATGCTGCCGTATCACGAACAAACATTGAAAAGAATCGTGGACACTTGGGACCCGACCATTCCCAACATATTGTTGTATGGGGCTCCCGGCCTGCCCTTTTTCCCTATTTGGAATTATTTGGTTTTGGCACCTATGCGTCGACGCCTCAAAGATATGACGTTTCAACATTCTACATTTACATACAACGCAACACATCTGCCATATACGGAGACGGATGCATACTTACATGTTGACTTGATGCACCCGGACATGCCCAAGGATGGCGACGCATTGCTGGAATTTTTAAAGTCAGTGTTGCCATCACGATGCATGCACTTGCACAAACACATTGTTGTGATTGAAAATATCGATGTGCTGACTGGACTTGGGGCGTCTTTTGCACAAGTCATGCGTGTATTGCTAGAGCGGTACTCTAGCAATGTTTGGTTTGTTGCCACCACAAATAGAGTGGGCGCATTGGAATCGCCTATACTCAGTCGCTTCCTATGTGTGCGCATGCCCCTTCCATCTCACAGTGAAGTCGCCGCAATTCTCGAGGCAATAGGCATCACCGGCGGCGCGCCTAGTACGCGCAATTTGGTGGAGGCCATGCGTGCTAGCGATGGTCATGTACAAAAGCCTTTCAAAATTACTACAACCTTAACGGAGGTCCGTCTGGAAGCTCAGCGTTTAATGCAAGTAAGTGCTACAATATCTCAACTGTGCCTTGAAATATTAAAGCAAACTCCCGAGAAAAAACGCCCCAGCATCTTGGAAAGGCTCGCAGAAATTGAAGCGAGCTATCACACCCGCAAAAAAGGCCGGGATATCTTTTATTACGAAGCTCTTTTGCTACTTACATGTAAAGGGACTACGGGATGAAGAAGTATAAGTTGTTAGCGCAAGGGGGGTATGGCAATATATATTTAGATCCTGTGCGCATGCTCGTGTGCAAACGTATTCCAAAATATACCATTAAGGGGCAATATATTCTCTATAGCACTATCGTTGAAGCAATAGTGACTGCATTTGTGCAAACGTTTCCCGGTGTGCCGTTTTTGCGAGGCATCGAAGTTAAAGATGACCATGTCGCAATTAGTATGGAACATCACGGAGAAACACTTAATCGCTGGATCTCACGGGCAAAAACAGAGCCAGGTGTTCCGCCAGGCAGAGAGCGGCGGGACGAGGCTTATGCCATCATGCGTGGCCTAATTACAACGCTGCTTCACTTCAAGAGTTCTAATATCTTGCACACTGATATCAAGCCCTGTAATGTGCTGATAAGCCAAGATTTTCCAATAAAGGTAACTTTGATTGACTTCAATTGTGCGTCTGTTGCGAAGGTTGAGTACGTATGGGGAGGCATCACTCCGCGCATCATATACTCGTGCGCCATGTCCACCTACAATTTCGCTGCACCCGAACTTGTTTTCACGGGGCGACCAACCGAACAATCATGTGTATGGTCCCTTGGGCTTATAGCTTGCATGATTTTTGGTGGCGGCTACCCGATTTCCTCTTGCATGACGCATAATGCAGACAGACAGTGGAAGAATACCCAAAAAGAATGGAAAACCATTTTTCTGGGTCTCCAAGGCGAGTCATCGAGGGGCAGCGACCATATGATTGTCCCGCCTTATATTTTGCAAAACATGGGCGATGACTTCAAACTCACCTCGTGGGTTATTAGAGCATTTTCGTGGGAGCCAACTGCACGGCCAAGCCTCGAAGAGATCGCAACCGCAATGTTGGGCACCCCTCTCCCGCGTATGCCGTTGCCTGTATACGAGCCAATAGCCAATCCTAACAAACATCCGCGGGAAGTGAGAGGGCTTTGCATAGAGCGCTTGTTCAGCGTCGCAATGGACACAAAGAAACAGTCGTGGTTTGCCACATCTGTTTATATACTCGATTGCATAACCACCGACAAAATTGAGGAGGACGCCGCCGCCTGTTGGGTAATATCGGGGTGCCTTCACAATTGTTACGTTTTAGACGATGACACACAAGTGGATAGGATTCTGCACTATTTTCACGTGAAGCCGAGCCTAGTAACAGACAGGGTGTGGAAACTCTGCAGTACCGAAAAATGGAATTTATGGGCGAGACCTTTAGACGTTGTTCTTTTGGAGGAATATAACATCACATTTTCATTTACGGAACTGAAAGACATCTTTACAGCCATGAATCAACAATGGACGCCATCAACGTACGCAGCAATTCTGGCTATCAAGAACACTTCAAGGACTACTTAAAGACAACTGTGAGAAATCGGTCTATGAATGCATAAGCGAATTATCTCTGGTTTATTGAGGGATTTAGCACAACGCGTACAAAACTTACTTAATCACCCGGCGCCTTCTTACCCAGTGCAGTACATGAACGCCCTTATCAACACTCAAACTTGTCTTCAAAACACACTCAAACAACTCAATCAAATTTACACAAACCAAATCCTACTGCCAGAAGCTCACTTCTGGACTCACGAAAAACAAGCGCAACATCAAGCAACCGCAGCAATCACTCTTTGGATTTTAGTTGGCGGATACACGCATCCGTCATTAATGAGTGTGTAACCTTAAGCACCCGACCCTTAGATGTTTGAACCCACCCTATTACGTGCAACTCTCCTGAGTGCTCCTTTTTATGGCAAGCCTCGCACAAAGGAACGAGATTGCTTGCGTGATGTTGCGAAACGTGCCCATGGCGCCCTGCAGCGTCCGCGTCTTTTTGATATTTTATGTGGTGCACCTCCGTTGCGGCGGCGTTACAAACGCCACACTTATCCACAAAGACACCGCTGTTATACGACGCCGTTTTTGTTGAGATGAGTTGTTCCGGAATCCCTTGGAGCGAGCGCCGCACCACATCTGCCTCTTTTAGAAAGCTGTCAGGCATTCCCAGTCCGCGGCAAACCTCTATGCCATATGTGCGATGTCCAATGCCTGGTCGCAGGGTTCTATCATACACCAAGCCGCCAGTTTGGCCAACCTCCACATGCATGTGACACACACGAAGCTTGTCATGGGCTAGCATTGGTAAATCGACGAGGTCGTGAAGATGCGTTGCAAATATAAAGCGGCATTGACGACGGACGAGTTCATTCACCCCCGCAGACACAATTGCGACGGCACTCAATGACTCCGTTCCAGCACAGAGCTCGTCGCCCAACACAAGGCTCGATGGCCCCTGTGCGCGCTGTAGGATATTCCGCAATTCCGTCATTTCTACAACAAAAGAACTCATACCCCTGTAGATGTTGTCGGAACCCGAAATGCGTGTGAAGATGTGCTCAAATGGGGTAAAGGTCATTGACACAGCAGGGACGTACATGCCTGCTTGTGCCATAACAACTGCAAGGCCGACCGCTTTCATCAAACTGCTTTTACCGGCTGCATTCATGCCATACAAAAGCCAACCTGTTTCTTTTTCTCCAATCACGACATCATTTGGCACGTACGCCATGTCCGTAAGAAATCGCTCAATCATAGGATGACGCAGTTGCGAAATCGCAAGAGGGGCATCACTATCGTGCGTAAGGGTTGGGCGCGTGTATGCAAAGTCCATCGCATTTCTTGCATTGGTTACGGCTATGTCCAAGTTTGCGATGGGCTCAATCCAATCGCGCAGGCGGTGTGCGAGAGCTACGCCATTTGATTCGAGCCACTCGCGGTATGCTTCGCCGGCGGCTGACCGAAGACGCGTCGCGGCAGAAGTTGCGCGCTCACTCTTTGCAGCTAGTATAGGATGCACCAGCCGATATGTGGAGCTTGATGCGCTGATTGGTTTGAGAGTAATGGCTTGCCCATCTTCTAATTGATAGCTCTTGCTGTTCGTTTGTTTGAGCAGATTTTCCCATCGGCGTTTTGTGGTGGTGAGATAGTATCCATCGCGCTCATTTACCTCCATTCGCACGATGCTATCGCCAAGGTCTAAAACGACTTGTGAAAAGTAGGCCGTGCTGTTTGAGAACGCAAGGGCTATGGCGTCGACTTCGGGGAAAACCCCGTCGCAAAACACGTTTGTGCGCACATCATTGCTGTTGAACTTGGAGCACTCGTTCACATCCAATACACTTGACACATCTGCTATAAACATGGCGTCAACAGCCACACCATCTAGTGCGGCCGTGGCGGCCTCCAGTGACGAAATAAGTGCGGGCCACTCCATGGGGGCAAACTTGCGCACAGACAGGCGGCGCGCCATGCGTTGAAGGTCTTGTACACCCGACAAGTGCCTTCTAATTGTGGCCAGTTGTTCGGGAGGCATCTTCATAAATTTGTCGACAGAATCGTATCTAGCTTGTAGCTCGGTTGCGTCCACAATGGGATGCAGAAGTCGGTCTTTAAAAGCGCGCCCACCAAACGCCGTGGAACATCTGTTTAAGAGCGATAGGAGGGGGCGCTCACCGGCGTGCCCTGTGCTTATGATATTGAGTTGTTGTGCGCTGTTGCATGCGAGGTGTAGATGCCCTTTAGGAGATAGAAAACGCGGGTTTTGAAGTTGCTCTACGAGGGCCTCATTGTGGTCGTGAACAAACTGTAACAAGGCAGCAAGTGCCGTTCGCGCGAGTGCAAAATGAGTGAGCCCAATGGCCTCAATGGGTGAGAGAATTCCTGTTTTGGTGCAGTCAAATGCGCGGCGATACAACTCATTTTGGTAGGCGATGCTCTCGAACTTATCTCCGTCGCGATGCCAGTCACGACCCCAGTGAACATTTCTTTCCGCAAACAGTTCTCTGTCGTATCCATCGCCAATTATGACCATTTCCCGTGGGCTAAATGCTGACATCCATCGAATCGCTTCGTCTTCGGCCTCGTTCACGTTATCGGGACGAGAGGCTGTCTCATACACGACGGTTTCTCCACTAGAGACATCAACTGCCGCCATACCAACGGCCGTATAACGGGCCGCACCCGGGGCGCCGTAATTTCCCCACGCCATGACTACGAGATACGAGCCGTCTTGGTTCGATGCATTGAGTTGGGTGGCGGGACTGAAAACGTCCGTAACATCCCGTTTGGGATTAGGTGGAGCCGTCACCTGACGAACTACAACGACTGTGTAGCCGGCACCCGTCAGCGTTTGAACATGCTTGGTGAGGATGTACAAGGGAAACCCGGCCATCATAGGGTTTTTTGCAGTGGCTTCCAAGATTGCCTTGTTTTTGCGCGTCAGTTGTAGATTGCAGAGGTCGCATATTTTTGATAGATTGGGGCCAACGATGGCTTCGTTGCTGTCATAATATGCATAAAGTTCGAAAAAATCCCCCACTTGAATCACGACAATGGTGAGATCGCCATATTTTTGGCTATATGTATTGTGATAGTTGATGTAATCGTCGAGAATCATGATTTAGGACTCGACACCAGTTACACTTTTTATGTGTCCCACGTGTTTAAGTGGATGGAGGGCATGAACGAGGGCATGAACGAGGGCAACGAGGACGAGGGCACGAACGGGGGCGAGGACGAGGGCAGTGCGAACGACGATATGGTGCTGCCGCCGCCCATGCTCGATATATCACAGGCATCGCACGAGTGTCCCTATTGCCATACGAATTTTACGCCGCTTGACATGATATTGCACTTGCGCGAAAATCATCCACTCACATTGTCGTTGTGGATAGCAAGCTCCATAGCTTCTGATGATATTGCCACGACTCTTGCAATGCTATTGAGTGGCTCGTTTAACGAGTCCTTGGGCGAGGACCTTGACCTTTTACCCGAAGTAGAATCATATGAATATTGGTTGAACCTCGAAGAGATGATAGGCAATCACGACGTGGGTGTGGACAACGTGGACGACGTTGCGCCTTTTTCGGTTCCGGGTGCAGTTTCTAGTGCATGCACAATCTGCTTGGAAGAATTTGCAGCCAGTGCAAAAATACGAAAAATAAGTGTGTGTGGCCACGAGTATTGTGCATCTTGCTTGGAGACGTGGCTATCTACAAAGAAATTTTGCCCATTGTGCAGAGCGGACACAACAATTGTGCGTACAAATGTGTAGAACCATGATACCAAAGTATGCTTTTCATGCTGGTTCAATAAACAGCGCAAATATTGAGCTACTAAACAAACATCGCTGGGAACGTGACACCGGCAATCTTGGAACCGGTCTTTATGTATATCTCAACGCACAAGAAGTATTCTGGGAAAAGGGGAATACTGTTTACGTCTTTAAGAATCCATGGCGAAATCCATTCATACTGGAAACAATGGATGATTTTGAAATATTTTTGAATTTCTCTAAAGGCCTAAACAATATTTTCAAGATGCCGAACTCTATCAGCGATAGCGAGCGAGTTGAACAATGTCTAGGCGATAATGTTAAATATTTCGAAGAACGACTCAAGGCTCGAAAAACACGCATTATTCAGGCAGCATGTCAGGCGCTCATGCTTTCACACAAAAGCTTTGACGACAATCCATCGTTGGGAGCAATTCAGCCATTCACACTTATGTTGACACATTTTGGGTTCGATGGAATTTTAAATTTTGTAGTCGACACAAATACGTTTGGTAGCATTATTTTCGACACAACGACCCTTGTGCCGATTGTTTACACGAGTAAGGCGAAGAATTACATATCATTTATACAACCCGATAAATCTTACGATTGTGCGGACTATTTCGGAAAAATGAAAACATTGTCGGGTGGATCTCATTTAAGGGTTTCGGGAGCCCGAAAAGTAAGAAAGCAAGATGTCAAAGCAAATTCTAGAGTTCGCAAACAATGAGTTTGGCTTGGAACTCGATGTCACGGCGGGAAGTGGGGCGGATGTGAATGTAACTGTTGTGTGCGACTACATCACGGCCGTTCTGAACGACAATGACACATTCGCGCAATTTATGTCGGTCTTTAAAAATTGGAAAGAGTACGAAGGGTACGCACAAGCGCAAAACAAAAGCGCGATTGTAAATTTCAAGACGTGTCTACGGTGGTTCGCAGAATCCACTACATCTGTGCATAACCGCAAATTGATTACCATTACGTTTGAGAGTGTGTGCGATGCAGGCTATAAAATTAAAAATGAGTCAGGCAAACGCCGCGCATGGGATTTCTAGATGCCCGCAATGTCTAAAGTGTCTGCGGCGTCGCCAGCTTCGCCCTCGGCGTGTTTTGAAAGAGGCGCATCAGTGAAAATGACGTATTCATTGGCTTCAGGCGCATATCCTAGCTCGTTCTCGGTTAGCGCTTTCATGATTTTTTCGGGCAAGTACCCGCGATACATGAGGTCCGACAGTTCCTCGTGTGTGTACTTGTGAACGACGTCGGCTTTGTCCAATTCATACTCACGCATCGATAGAATGATTAGGTCGCCAGGAGCAATGATGACTTTACTTTTATACTTTCGCATCGAGCCCCTGATGCGCGCAGCAACCTCTGTGCCATTTTCACACAATGCCTTCACTCGCCCATTTCCAAGCATGTCCCGGACAACCGCATATTGCTGGCCGTCATCTGGCGCAAGTGTCTCGCGGTTTTTCTCGCCCCTAGAAGAGCGCTTTTTTGCGTTGCGAATATAGCTCTTGTACATTGTTGTTTCTCTTTTTTACTATCTGGCCAGTCTTTTAAATGTCTGACAAAAATAAGAATATGGTCGCCTTTGTCTATCGCATTGAAACCCACCAAGAATATGGAATTGACAGAAATAATAATGGGCGGTTGAGCCCCGGAGATGACCAAGTTGTCAAACTGGGTCTCAATCCCAAAACGGGGAAGTACGATACAGTGCTCGAGCGCCGATTTTTGAATCCTAAGGTGCGATCGAAAATTGTTAAAGCAATCCAAGCGGACCGAGCGCCGCCGTCGCAACAGGTGCGCGTTGTGTATAAACGCATGCCTACCGAAAATCCTCCGCCCGTTGTTATCAAAGAAGAGACGGGCTTTGGTCAACATGTTAAAGCAGGCGCAGGGCAAGCTCTTGGAAGCATGGCAGTTGGAGCGGTGGGCGATATTTTAGGTGGGCTTTTCTCCGGCGGCGGAGGTGTAAAACGCTAACATAAAAGGACATGAGAACAATAACAAAAGTTAGAGGACATGATAAATACTGAGGCTATTTTTTCCTTGTTATAAAATAGAACAAAAATGTCTGTTGATTTTGTTGTATATAAACCCGATAAATCAAATGGTATTTTCATAAAGAATGTTAAAAGCAATGTGCAAAATGACTTTACTTCAATGACAAACGTTATTAACGATTTTAAAACAGCACAATCCAACGACCCAGACCTTGCATTAGCAAAATTTACTGATGGAAAACTATCAACACCGTTTTATAGGCCTCCACTTAAGTTTGCTAAACACTTTACCATTCCTCCGGAAATTGAATCTGCTTACAGAAAAGCATTAGATTCTTATTCACAACCGCAAGTGCAGATAAATGAAGTTCGAGAACAAAAGCCAGTTACAAGTGACCCGTTCATACTAGCATTGAGAGAAAGACTAGAAGGCCTACGAAAATATGATCAGACGCATGATTTTCCAATGTTTGCAATCCAAATTTTAAAACAGAAGAATAAATATGATCTCGTTAAATACGAAATGGTTTTCGAAGAATTGTTGAAAGCAAAACAATTAGTATTCGCAAGCAAAGATAAAATCAATGAGTGGGTGGATACAACATTTACAGATACTTTGGACAAGTTTGACAAAGAACAGGCAGAAATAAATAGAAGACAGGAATTATACAATAGTGACCAAGATGCCGCATTTAGAGAATATGGAGGCGCCCCAACGAAACACAAGTACAAAGGCAAAAGCTACAAGGTTCGCACCGGCAAACGTGGCGGTAAGTACATTGCCGTCAACGACAAAAAAATATACATTTGAAAGTTCTATTTGTTACATGATGAACCGCGGTGCGACTGACATGGTCATGAGCTCCTGAATAAGTAGCTTCATCGAATACGGGATGCGCGCTTGCGTGATGTCCGCCCCATTTTTGCAGTTGGTGCATTTGTAAATGCTCCGCTCTGGATTCGCTGTGCACATGAGGCCACACTTGCGGCACACGAAGACGCGATAATTGTCGCTCACATCGAGCATGCGCTCCTTGAGGAACGCGGACGCGCCGTGCGCCACAATGGCGTCGCGCTCCATTTCACCAAACCGCAGACCTCCATTGCGTGCCCGACCCTCTGCTGGTTGGCGCGTCAGCATGACCACTGGGCCGCTGCTACCGCGCGCGTGCAGCTTGTCGCACACCATGTGCTTTAGCCGCTGGTAGTAGGTGGGTCCCATGAAAATTTCTGTTTTGATTTGCATTCCTGACCGTCCATCGTACAGGATTTCATTTCCATAGCGCTCCATTCCATGGCTCTCTAGAATGCCTGCGAGCTCCTCCATCTTGACGTCACGGAAGGGTGTTGCATCGCCCTTGGCTCCCATGGCCGTGCATGCCTTGCCCATGAGGCACTCCATAAGCTGTGCAACCGTCATGCGCGAAGGAATGGCATGCGGATTTATGATAATGTCCGGAACTATGCCATCTTTTGAGAATGGCATATCCTGGTGCCTGTAAATCATCCCAACAGTCCCTTTTTGAGCGCTGCGACTCGCAACTTTGTCACCAATCGTGGGCTTGCGGAATTGACGCAGCCGAATTTTGCAGAACTTGTAGCCGTCCGCATTGACGCCCTGGTAATTCATGTCGACGCGCCCCTCGTCGCCGTGCTTCATAAACAGCGACGCGTCGCGCGGGTGAATGATGCCATGCACTTTGATGGGCATCACCTTGCCCACGAGCACGTCATTACTGGTGACAGGCGTATTTTTGGGAACGAAGCCATCGTCGCCCACCTTGTCGTAGTTGAAGGCCTTCAAATGCGACGTTCCATCCGGTTCGGGGCGCGTGAAAACCTCCTCCTCGCCCGTGCTATGATTTTTGCTGCATTGGTCGCGGTAGCTTTTGAAGTAGGTGCTCGTAAACATGCCGCGGTCTAGTGCCGATTGGTTCAGCATCACCGAATCCTCTTGATTAAAACCAGTGTAAGTCATGATGGCCACAATCGCATTCACACCGGAGGGCAGACTATCCGTATGTGTATATTTCCCGAGGCGCGTGCGAACAATTGGCGCTTGAGGATAATTGAGAACGTGACCCATCGTGTCGATGCGATGATTGTAGTTGCTCATGTAGACGCCAACTGCCTGCTTTCCCATCGAGCACTGGTAAGCATTACGCGGCGCCTGATTGTGATTCGAGAACGGAATATTTACCCCAAGAACTCCCAGAATCATGCTAGGGTGAATTTCGCAGTGCGTGAATTTCGGCTGCACTGACGTCCCGCGCTGGCCACGCGAGAGGTCCTTCTGGTTCATCGCAATCATGGCGCGGTCCACCTCGTCCACATCCAGAATTTCAATGATACCTTCGTGATTATCCCCTGATTTTTGCGACGCATTGTCGAGCGGTGCCAAGAACGTAGCAAATGGTGCCGTCTTGAAGGGAATGTTCAGGCGGCCAGCAACGCGCAGAACCTGATGTGCATCATCCACAATGAACAGCGGCCGACACATGCGACCTGCCTCAGTGCTCAGGGCAATCGTGTTGTGCTGCACATCCCATGCGATGGCCGTGTACGGCGACAGTTCGCCCATTCGCTTCAGGCTCTTGAGGCGCCTGTAAAACTCGCTTGGGTTGGTGTGAAATCCCATGATGTCGCCGTTTACCATGATTTGCACCGCCTCACCAGTTCCCATGACCGACAGAAATTCACGCAGCGCATGAATGTCGAGTGTGTCGTCGAGAATTCGGGTTCCGTACGTCTCAATGCACGTGCGCAAGTAGGCCGAACTTTGGCTGTTTGTAATTTGCGCGCCCATCGCCATGTTTTTAACGAGACCAACCGCGCCGCCCTCTGGCGTCTCTGCTGGGCAAATCATGCCGTACTGCGTGTTCTCCAACTTGCGCGGCTGCACCAACTTGCCGTTCTTCTCCATGGGCGTGTTGACGCGGCGCAAATGCGACAGCGTGCTGTAGTAGCTCATCCTGTTCAGCACTTGCGCAACGCCCTGTCGAATATTTTGAAAGCTGCCCAAGCTCTTCACACCCCAGTTGCCTGTCGATAGAGAATAACGCATACCACTCTCGATGACCGTCTGCTTCAAGAAGCGATGCACATTGCTCGAACTAATAATATTTTGGGGCGCGATTGTGCTGGCACGCCACACATGAAGCTCTCGCTGGATGAGATTGCGCATCTCTTTAATCATCTTGCCGTAGCACTGGCGAAACAGGTTGCCAATCAGCACGCCCGGCGTGTCAATGCGCTTGTGGATGTAAGAGTCCCGGTTGTCGAAGGGCTGGTAGCCAAGGTACGTCCGCAACAGCTTGCGCGTCATGAAGCCGAGGTACAGCGCCTTGCGATTAAACGTGTGCCCGACGTGCGGCAGGAAGTCGTTCTCGATGAAGCTCTTGAGCATGCGTGCGACGACGGCGGGCTGGTCGAGATACTCGCGCGGCGTCCCGGCGAGCGTCATGGAGCGCTGCAAAATGCGCAGTGCATCTGCCTGGGTGTGCACATCGCTGGCGTCGTCCGCGCTGGCGGCCAGCTCACGAATGAGGCGCCTGTTCTTGAGGTTCTCGTTCTCGCCTGTGCCTCCTTGCACAATGAACCGCATAATGTCCTCATCGCTCTCGATGCCCAGAGCCCGAAACATCACGAACAGAGGGATTTCCGCGCGCAGAAATGTGCACGACAGCCGAATGATGCGACCGTATTGGTTTGGCTTGGCGTTTAGGTGCAGTGCACATGTTTTGGGTGGCAGAAACACGCCGTCTGGCATCGAGCGAATTTCGGCATTCAGGCCGTCCATGTTGACATTGCCTGAGAACACGACTGTCCTGTTCTCGCTGATGCGGTCTTGAGAGATGACGACTTTTTCATTGCCATTGATGATGAAGTAACCCCCGAAATCATGGCGGCACTCGTGCTTGCCGCCGCCCTCAGCCGTGCCGGGCATTTGCGTGAGCGTGCAGAGCTTCGAGCGCACCATGATGGGAAACTTGCCAATATTTACGTGAGGGATGGTGGCCTCTTTGCGCTCGATAACTCCATCCTCGTTTATCGTCTCGGTGAGGATGTTCACGTCCACCATGAGATTTGATGCATATGTCAGGTTGTTCATGCGCGCAAAGTGCGGCGTCATGAGCATTTGGGCGCCGTCTTGCGCCAAGAAAAAGGGCTTCGAAAGAGAAGGGTTGAGAATACGTACGTAAATTTTGTGGACAAACTCGTGCAAGTCCTCGCGGTACTGGTGGCAAATTTGAATGGGGTTAAACCCACTGATGATTTGGCTCAGCTTGCGATCGATGAACTCGTTGTAAGACCCAATCTGGTGCTGAACAAGCGGACTCATCGCCTCCGCACCGCCACCATGGTTAAAATAGGCGTCTATGACATCCCAAATCACCTGCTCGGGAAGGGCCTGTGCAGCGGCGGAGGTCATTTTTAACTTCACACACTCGACTGTACAGTCACTATAATCGTGTGCATGTGCTTAAGTGGTGTTTGTTCCTTTTTTGTGCCTGGAATAACCTATCGTATGTAAAGTGTTGCATGAGTGTAATAAATTGCCTCATCTAGTTGAATTTGGTCTGTTGCAGAATAATGCAAAGCTCTAAAGCTGTCCGTTGTGTGCCATAATGTATTTGTATCAATTGACACGTATCCATTCATTGTTCCTGACCACGGAGTATAAGAATATGTCGCCACTCCAGACCATGCAGCAGTTGTGCTGAAGTACGGCGTCATAATCGGCGCTGCATTGTGAACCTTATTACAGTTCCAAAATACTTCAGTTGCATCTTTATTGTGAATATCGTACAAACGCAACTGATTTAATTCGTTGTCCACGCTATCAACAAAGTGCCATCGCACAAAATACTTCGCAAACGAATGCCTTGGCAAATTATTTATAGTGAGGGTGTTGTTTTGTGCAGCGGTTAGCCCTCCAGATGCCGCCGTCCATCCGTGTCCATATCCTGCTCCTAATCCTCCGAAATTTGCCATGTTTGTAACTGTTGTATCACTCCAATAGCTTGTGAACAAATTTGCATTCATACCTTCGTCGTGCACTTTCAACCACATTCCATCCCAATAATTTTGGGAGACCGTTCCATTTTGCCAACGAACGTAATAATTCCCTGCGGGTTTCCCATACAGGTCCGCAACATTTGTCATTGGGTCCGTCGCCGTCCCACGCGGAAAAATTAGCAAACTGCCCTCTATGTGCAGACTTGCCAACGGATTTGATGTCCCAATTCCCAACCGGCTGTTTGTGTTGTCCCAGTGAAGATTGCCTGGCTGTATCACAGCACCAGTTCCATTTCCTACAATAAGCTTGTTGGAAGTGAGACTGTTAGTTCCCGTCCCACCGTTTGCAACAGCAGTTGTTCCGGTTAACTGTGAAGCAGGCAAAGCTGTGAGCTGCGCGCCGTTTCCAATAAAGGGCATATATAACTAAATATTGGCTATAAAAATTAAAGAGTTCACAGCAGCACAGATTTGTATGCAATCATGAGCCATAAAAGAATACTGCTCAGTAACACAATAAATGCTATATAAAACCAGTAGGAATTCATCTAATTATAAGTGAGATTTACTGTCCAAAAGCATTCGCTTGAATAAATCAATGTCTTGAATTGGGTCTATCACTTCGCTCTCAAATATTATTTCGCGCTGTGTATGTTCAATGATTTTTCGCGGCATGACGACACCAATATTTTGCTGGAATGGCATCGCCATGTATTCAAGGTCACTTATTTCTTCGAGTGTGCAACCTAATTTATTTATATTTGGTTTTCTCGAAATGCAGAATTTTGCATTAAAGTCTGCGTGAACCTGTGGAAGCCCCACTTTATCGAAGGTACCATGCGGCACCTTACAAACGTCTTCAACTTGGCTTGTTATATTTTTCATGTTTAATAATTCAATATGCATTGAAGTTGCTTCGTGCGCAAAAGACCACACCAATCTGGCATGTTTTTTGTGTTGAAATGCAACTACATACGAGGTTGTCGAATGGTTAAAGCCCATCAACGAGCGCGACGGGATTGCGCGCAGCGTGTAAAGGGACCCCATTTGCTAACCCATTTGCGCCGCATGCCTTTAACATGAGATACGTTTTATTACATGCTCTCGCACCCTCCGCCGCCGTCGCACCCCCGCCGCCCTACTCGTTGATGTTGCCAAAAGGAGGCTTGTGGTAGATGGCGTCCATGCCGCCGCGGTGGTTTGTGATGACGGGCTTTATCGGGAAAATTGGCAGTGCCACATTTTCAAAACCTGTGACTGAGAGGTAGCTCAGGTTCATGGCCTTGTTGTGTGCATCACCCATAAATTTTATAGACGAGCCAGGCATAATATTTAAGGTGCGCACAGAAAGCATGTGAAGCTGCGGGAATAACGGAACAATGATTTCATGTGATTCGGGCAGCTGCGCGAAAGCCATAATGAGTGTCTCGAGCGTGGTAGGAAGTGCTGTGAACGACTCCAAATTCACTGCATCCATCATGGTTGCGTTGAAGTTAATTATGTTGCGGGGAAGAGACTCAAAGCATGCACGAGCTTCAGGAGAATCCCATTGCGTCCCCTGAATAATAAGGGTACCAATGGTCTCGATCTTGGGTGATTTAATTATTTTTTCCCACTCCGTAGCGGATTGAATATTAAAAAATAAACATTCTTCCTGCATGAAGTTGCTGATAAACGAAGACATGTTGGCGGGAGTAGCGGACGCGATACTTTTGTTTATTTAGGAATGGTCCCCTCGAGGGCCAGGTGCCCCTATTTATGCTATTTTCGCACCCCCCCGCGAGCGCACCCCCTTCTTGCAGGTACCCCTTTTTTGCCCCCCCCGCCCCCTGACAACAGAGATACGATACATTTTGTTACACATCTTGTCGCTTCCCGCTTCCCGCGCTGCTTGCTTACTTGGACTTGTACTGCATACCGGTGGACTTGAACTGCATAACGTCGACATGCATCATGGCGTTGCGGACAAGGTAGTTGCTGTTGTCCTTCTTGGTGTCGCTGGGCTCGTTGAAAAAGCAAACGTTCTTGAAACCATCCAGGTTGAGAACGCGCAACTTCGAAGAGTCGCCAGAAAACCGAATGGATGATTTATGCTCACCTTTCATGATACGCATTGATATCGTGTGGAGCATGGTGAACCACGGCGGCACGACGATGTCAAGAGGCTTGCGCGGCATGAAAAAAACCACGGAAATGGACTCCAAAGTGGGGCGAAGCGCAGCAAAGACGTCCAAATTCATCGTGTCCGTCATGACAGCCTTGAAGTCGACGATGTTGTTGGGAAGGGTCTCGATGCAGGCACGGGCTTCGGGAAGGTCCCAGCCACCCCCCTGAACAATAAGGGTACCAATGGTCTCGATCTTGGGTGATTTAATTATTTTTTCCCAGTCCGCTGCACAATCGACGTTAAAAAGCGCACACTCATCCACGGAGTAGTAGAAAGGAGAAGAAGACATGATAGAAGCCATGCGAAGAAGCTTGGAGACTTGGGCTGTAATTGAGGAATGGTCCCCTGAGGGTCGGGTGCCCCTATTTATGTTATTTTCTGACCCCCGGAATGCGCGCGGGGCTTTGCTCCCCCCCACCCCCTCCCACCCAAGGTACCCCCACAAGGGGACTTGATTTTGCTATTTTGTTACTCGTCTAATTATTTAATCCCCCCGCTGCGTTTTCGCTCTTTTGTTAATCTAGTGAAGTGATGTATGATTAACTATTGCCATAATATTTCGCATATTTGTCTGAATTATACACATTGACTTGATAAATGTCGCCGTTTACAGGCTCGCTCGTGTCGCATTCGCACACGCATTGTGAAATATAGCTGGATTTAAACCTCGGTCGTGGGATGTGAAAATGAACATAAATAAAAATAAAGACCTTCATAAAAAATTCATTAATATGAATGGACTCTCCGTTCATGATTTTGTCAATGAGCGGCTCGAGAATAGGAATGTACATAAGCGTTGCCGAAATATAGCTGGATTTAAAATTCGGTAGTGGGATGTGAAAATGAACATAAATAAAAAAAGAGACCTTCATAAAAAATGCATTAATATGAATGGACTCTCCGTTCATGATTTTGTCAATGAGCGGCTCGAGAATAGGAATGTACATAAGCGTTGCCGAAATAGAAAGTTTTGGTGCCCTGCGGCTGCCGGAAAGAAAAGAAGAGTATAAACAATATATATTTTCGTCGCAAGGGCGCACAAAAAACAAAATGCTGTCGCAAAAGGTCATATCGAAATCTGCTGAATAATTATGATATTCTTTTTCGTTCACAAATACCATGTTTGTTACGCCGACCTTCGCATAATAATCCTGATCACCATAATCATAGCCGAACATTTTGGCAGAAAACTTGGTATGGTCCCCTTGGGGGGCGGGCACTCCCATATAAGCAAATTTCCCACCCCCCTTCCAAACTGGCACCCCCCACAGCAGGCAAGGGTACCCTCCCCCCCACCCCCCCTACCGGCACTTAAAAGCAAAAATCAATAATTAAATGTTAACTACCATGACAAGCCAAAAAAAGCGCAAGCCTCAAGATGGAACGGGAGATGATGACGATTCAACAAAGCGCATGAAACGAGGCAAAACGACGTTCACTCTCTGCACAGGTAAGACATTGTGTCTTAATCACGATATGAGCAATTCTTACTATGATGTGTACGAAACAGAAGTGTCGACCATTGCAGATTTACTTGCACTGAATGCCTTTTACATGGGTGGCACCGTAAATAAACGAAAGGGCGCGAGTATCCCATTTTCAACGATTCATCGAATTGTGGAACCTCTACAAAAATTAGATGCCATGATAGGACTGGGTGACGCTAAACGTCAGGTATTGTCTATTATTGTATACTTCCTGCAAAATTTCGAGAAAGGTCAGGGTGACATGTTGCACACCGTGGTGTACGGCGGCCCTGGCGTCGGTAAAACAAAGCTCATTGGCATTCTTGCAGAGGTGTATGCGGGTATTGGTGTTCTTCCAACTGCTAAAGTGACACTGGCAAAGCGCGCGGACCTGATTGCAGGCTACCTGGGGCAGACGGCCGTCAAGACGCGCAAGGTTATTGAGTCCGCAAAGGGCGGCGTGCTGCTTCTTGACGAGGCCTACGCACTTGGCGACAAGGAGCAACGGGATTCGTATTCGCGCGAATGCATTGATACGCTGAACCAAGCACTAAGTGAGGAAAAAAGCGAGCTCATCTGCATTATTGCGGGATACAAGGAGGACCTAGAAGAGCGATTCTTCAAGAGCAACATGGGACTCGAGCGTCGTTTTCCCTTTCGCATCACTATCGAAGACTACAGCGCTGCGCATCTGCGGGACATTTTCCTGCAAATCGTGCGCGAAAACGGATGGGACATTGTGGATGATACCGCCGCGCCGGTGAGCATCTTCCAAGAGAACCGAAAGCACTTTCGCTTCAACGGCGGTGACATGGAGACGTTCTTTACGAAGACCAAGTTTTTGCATAGCCTGCGGGTGTTTGGAACGTCCACGCCGGACGCAAAGATGCATTTCACCCGCGTTGACATAGATGCAGGTCTTGCTGCTTTTCTTGAGTCGTGCCAAGACGCCATGAAGGCGGCCAAGGATTTCAAGGAACTAATCTCACATATTTATATGTGATGACGGATTTGTGTTTATAATTTTTGTTAAGTATTGCGTTATAATTTAAGAATATATTTCGGTTTAGATTGTAGCGTAAAGCGTGTGTAGTTTAGGAGGTACCATCATGTTGGCACTGTCATTTGCAAATGACGATTCCTCATTTTCGGTGTATGGATCCAATGTCCAGCATGTTGCTGATTTTGGGTCGACAACCCCGATGGCCTTTGCCCGATACTATGCTATGGACAATTCCAACGTCGGGTTCATCATGGGGGTATCAAATTTGTCAGAAACGGCGTCCATGTTTACGATTGGAGAGCTGTCCGGTACAGAAAATGCCCCCGTTTCTTCAGTCTCGCTTAGCTTATTCAATGGAAAAGTGGGCATTGGCGGAATTCTTGAGCCTGCCGAGCAGCTCGAAGTTGCCGGAAATGTGTTAGTGAGTGGCCAAATTTCGGTGAATTCGTCATCGTCGCCATTTCTAATCGACAGTTCCGTGGTTGTGACGAACTTAAATGCCGACTTGTTGGATGGTCAAGACGGGTCTTTCTTTCGCAATGCTGCGAACATAAACATGGGAACACTTCCACCCTTGCGCGGAGGCACCGGAGTGAGTTCGCCCACTGCAGGACATATTTTAGTAGGAAATGGAAGTTCACCTATGATTTCCTCATCAAACCTCGCATGGAACAATGTAACAAAAATTCTTGATGTTACAGGTACCGTTCAAGCAACAACATTTATTGGAGATGGAAGCCTGTTGACGGGCATTAGTGGTGCAGGCGGCGGAGATTCCGTATGGACGACGACATCGAGTGGTGTGTATGCATTGGGCAGCATGACATGGGATAACAATGTGGGTTCGTTGCAAACCTCAAATTTGACGATTTGGAACTCGTTAAACATTCCTTTAACAAGCACAACCCTTCGTACGAGAATTCAAGTGCAACCAGTGCACGGAAGTTTTTTGGTGAGTGGCACATCGCAAGCTCAGTTTAGTGTGTATTGTTCTGGCATTTACGCTGGGCATTCAAGCAATGCTCAAGTATTTGTGGGTCGTACACACCAAACTTACATTTCACCTGCGGTGAAAGATTATGATATGACAGTGACATATGCATCAACAACCACTGAATATTTGATTTCATTGACAGTACCCGCCGCGCATGGAGACATTGTTGACATAACCGTGTGGCCACAGATAATTCAAGAAAGTCCTGAGGAGCAGGGTATTGTTTATCAATCTGTAACAGTGACGGGGGGGTCTGGTGGTGGTGCAAGCAACATTTACGCCCTTGGCAGTTATGTGGGCATTGGGACAACAACCCCACAAAAACCGCTCGACATTGTTGGTGACGTGGGTGTGAATGGGACGCTGCACATTACTGGAAACGTCATTCCAACCGCCAACGAAACGTATGACCTTGGGACCTCAAATATGCGTTTTCGCGATTTGTTCTTGTCTGGAAACACAATTCATATTGGCACGACTTCTCTATCTGCCGACCCTATCACAGGTGGGCTTGTTGTTGCCACTCCAACATCCGTCCAACCATTAACGGGAGGTGGTGATATTGTTGCAAGTAATGTTCAAGTGAGTGGAACCGTAAGCGCCGAGACGTTTATTGGGGATGGCAGCTTGCTAACAGGAATAGTAAGTGGCGGCGGTAGCCTTTGGTCGCAAAATTCGAGCAATCTTTATGTTATTGGAAGCAATGTGGGCATAGGGCTGTCTAATCCTACGAGCCAGTTGCATGTGGTTGGTGACACACGGATTGAGGGCAATTTAGTAGTAAATGGCACTCAAACAATTGTTAACACAAACGTTGGCACAACAGAACAACTTGTAATTACCAACGATGGGACGGGTCCTGCATTGGTGGTTAATCAAACAGGGTCTCAACCTGTTCTTGATGTGCAAGACGATGGTGTGTCGGTGCTAAAAATTATTGATGGAGGCAATGTTGGAATTGGGACTACGAATCCGCAAGCAAAACTGCATGTGAATGGAACCGCACAAGCCACAACTTTTAGTGGCAGCGGTGCATCTTTAACATCTTTGCCAGCTGCTTCTTTAACGGGTACTGTGTCTGTTGCGAACGGTGGAACGGGAGGTGCAACGCTTGCGGCGAGCAAACTTCTTGTAGGCAATGGCACATCTGCTGTTTTGCAGCCCGCGAGTTTGCATTGGGATAACACTAATTCACGATTGGGGATAGGAACCACAATTCCGCAAGTGTCATTACATATTCAAGGTGCGTTTACATCAAAGCTACAACCAAGTGCGGCCGTAGGTAGGTCACTTGGCAACCCAACTCTTGGTGATAATATTGTTTATAACGTAGTTCACTTTGATACAACTAGTTCATATAGCACATCAACTGGAATTTATACATGTCCAATTAATGGAATATATATGATTCAAGCATATGGTATACATAACAGTGGTCTGAGTATGATGGATATAAAAGTCAACAACTCTATTGTAGCCGAAATACGGTCTTCTGATGGCACTCCTCAGCAATATCAAGCGATATCAGGGTCACACATAGTTCAAGTAAATGCCGGATCAACTCTATCTATCGTATTATCAAGGGGCGGTATTTATGGGGGGAGTGTAACTTACTGTAGAGCGTTTTTTCATATGCTTTGCTAGCCTTCTAATAATTATTTGTTGTCAAGTGATCTTTGTGTAATTTCACAAACGAACATGGTGTGTCTGTGACGTGGTGCATTCATTTGGAATTTAAGTTACTAATCATTTTTGTTACTGCAGTTTTTATCGCTGCATTTTTAACGATTTAATGTTTAGAGAGTCGGCATGTATGCTCCACAATTACGCGCCAATTGGTCTACATCGAACATCTCTGTGAGTGGAGGGATTGAACCTACAATAAATGAAACTTTTAGCTTAGGTTCTCCCACAAACCGGTGGAAGGACTTGTATCTTGCAAGCACAACTCTTCATTTGGGAACGACATCGCTTTCAACAAATGCGGAAGGCGGGCTTCTTATAAGCACACCCACAACAAGCGTTACTGTCGGGACTGGTGGGTCGGCAGCTGACATCACACATGGTATTCTTGCTACCTCTAATGGAGGTACAGGACTATCACAATTGCCTTCAAACGGTGAATTACTTATTGGTACAGGAAGTGGCTTTTCGCTAGGAACGCTTACACCAGGAAACAACATTGCGATTGTAAACGAGGGCGGCGCAATTACGATATCATCAACCGGTGTTAACGTTGTTGGCAGTAATGTGGGCATTGGCACAACAAACCCACAAAAATCATTGGACGTTGTTGGTGACGTAGGCGTGAATGGGACGCTATACATGACAGGCAATGTCATGCCGACCGCCACCGAAACGTATGACCTTGGCTCTTCCACAATGCGCTTTCGTGAATTATATTTGTCGGGCAATACTATTTATTTGGGGAGTAACTTGATTTCGGTGAACGAGGCCGGACAGGTGGACGTTGGAAATGTGTATGCGGAAAACTTCATTGGGCTAAACCTTACGGCCACCAACATCACCGCAGGCACCGCAAACATTACAAATCTTTCGGTGTCTGGTACGCTTGATGCCAAACTAGACACAAACACCGTGCAAATTGGTACAAACGCCGCGCAAATTGTCAACATCGGTACGAGCACCTTGACTCAAACCATTAATATGGGCACGGGTTCAGGTGTGACGACAATAAACATTGGAGGTGCGGGAGACCTCATCAACATTGCGGGGAACACGACAATCACAGACAACCGTATAACGCTCAATAAAGGCGGCGCTGCAGGGTCGGGCGGCGGCGCTGGGTTCACTGTCGAAGAAGACGAATCGCAAGCAGGTCATGTCAAAACCACGAGCAGCCGCGAAGGTTGGGAGCTGAAAGCACCGGCTACAAGCGGCGTTGTGACGGTCGTCCCTGGTGCAGCAGGATTTGAAATTTCGTCTTCAAATATGTGGACGGCAAGCACCGGTAACAACGTGTACAGGCCTTTGGGTGGCGTGGGTATTGGTACCGTGCCTGCATCATCTGCATTGGAAGTTGTCGGCACAGTGAAGGCAACGTCGTTTGTTGGTGACGGTAGCTTGCTTACGGGCATAACAAGTACTGGCACATCCGTGTGGACACCTAGCTCGAGCAATGTTTACGTAATTGGAAGCAATGTGGGCATTGGGCTAACGAATCCCACAAGCAAGTTGCATGTGGTGGGTGACACACGCATTGAGGGCAACCTTACAGTGAACGGCACTCAAACCATTGTTAACACTAACGTTGGCACAACAGAGCAACTCATAATTACCAACGATGGAACGGGACCTGCCCTCGTTGTTAATCAAACAGGCGCGCAACCTGTTTTGGATATTCAAGACGATGGCGTGTCTGTGCTAAAAATTATTGATGGAGGTAATGTCGGCGTTGGAACTACTATACCGGTCGCAAAATTCCATGTTCACGGAAATGGTGCTCGATTTCAATCTCCAGAGGGAAACACAACAAATTTTATTGACATTTATAGTTCTGCCGATTCTGTAACTCGTTCATCAAGTGGATTAACATTTTGGGGG